TTAATTGATATTTACCCCTGCAATACCCTCAGCAATCAACTTACCAATCTTATCATAATTCTTACCAATCTTATAGTCAGATTTTGAATCACAGAAGAAGGACTCTACTAATGCTGATGGACAATCTGTTTTCGTTAAGAAATATAACTGTGCCGTTTTAACACCTCTATCTGTAAATACCGTACCTAATTTTTTATCAATTCTCTGGGCAATTTCCTTACCTTTAGAACTTACATAATATACTTCACATCCATGTGCCTTACCGTTTGCACAATTCAAATGTAATTCGATAGCCATATCATATTTATGTCCATTAATCTTCTCAAGCTTATATGTCTTTTCAGAACTCTTGCTTGTATATTTTTTTTCTGGAACATTAATAATGTTAACGGTGCATCCAACCTTTTCAAGATATTTCTTGATATATGGTGCAAGCTTTTTATTATATTTATATTCATTTACAACCCCACTTGCGGAGGTACATTCACCATTTTTAAGAATACTATGTCCGATACTAAGTGCGATTTTCTTATTCACTTTTTTATTTGAAGTAACAGGCTTTGCTGTATTTGCAGAAACAGTAGTAGATGTAGAAACTTTTTTAACAATGCCCTTCTTTAAATAATTGCAAACCTGTTTATCCGCATTATCTTTTACAGGAAGTTCCACCTGTTTAAGATATGCTTTAAACATTTCAGTTGTTTTAGTTCCCCAAATTCCATCTGTAGATAACTTGGCTAACTTTCCTTTATAACAAACATTTAATCGTTTCTGAAGCCACTGAACATTAATTTTATCAGACTTATTTGATACACTTGTTGGAGTAACTATAAGCACATCATACTGAGTTAATTTATACTTTTGAATAAGATTACATAACATATTTGCATAATTACTATATGAGCTATATCCTGAGTTCTGTAATGCCTGTGCTGCCTTTTTATAATTACATTCACCAACTACTTTTTTATAAGTTAAATTCTTTCCGTCAGCTTTTCTAGTTTTTAAATAACTGCTATGATCGACAATACTTTCTGCGTAAGAATTATATTTTCTAAATACAGATGTTCTCCAAACAAGTTTCCCATTTTCCTCTTCTTTTGATTTAACAGTATATGTTTTGCCTGTCCATCCGTTCTTTTTGATGCCAAATAATGCATTTGCTTTTTTAGCTAATTCACTTGTGCCATATGCAGATTCCAAAATAGCTTGTGCTGTTGTAATTGAAGCTAAAATATGGGAGGTCTGCATATCTTTCTTAGCAGCTTCCCCTACCATTTTAATAAAATTTTTCTGTTTTTCAGTAAGTGCCATTATTCATCACTCCCATCATCAATTTCATCATAAACATAATCATCGTTATCTTCTTCGATATTCTCAAAATCTGCTTCAGTATCTAAATCTGTTTCAGAATATTTAGCGATAAAATCTTCTAACTCAGCTACAGTAATACGTCCATCTTTGAGGATATTCATAACATCGTCAGCTACCTGTGCAGGATGACTAATAGACTGATTATGATACCAAGAATAAACAATACCTACGACACCAACGATTGCAGTAACCCATGCCCCAATTTCATTTTCATTAATATTGATTGCAGGCTTGTCCATAATATTCAGCACATAGTTCACCATTGTAAAAATAAGTACAATTGCACTAACATAAGTACTTGGTTTAATGTCCTTTACATTAATCTGAGATAAAAATTTCTTTAATTTGTTCATAACGATTCCTCCTTAAAATTTGTTTATAGGTAATAAAAAAAGAGCGATATGCTCCCTAATAAACAATGATATATTCTATATTTATTTTCTTTTCACAATTACATAGCCAGCTCCATGAGTCGTTCCCTTCCACCAGTTAGTTTGATTTTTTCTGCCAGCCTTCCCATGTAGTACGGTCTTAATAAGCCAATTCATAGTAACTTTTTTTGTCGTACCGTTTGTTGCAACAACATATTTACCGTCAACGCTTCGCCCCATAATCACATTTGTATGAATTGGATTTTTCTGCTCAAGTAATACGATATGTCCATCATGAATCGCTTTCTGAATATTATTTCTAATCCGCTTGTTCGCATCCGATGGGTAACCCTTCCAAGTAGCAATTTTCTTTCCTGCAATTTTATTAATTGCTTTTTCTACTCCAAAAATAGTTAACTTACTTCCTGTATAACCGCCCAAATGCTTTTTAGCATATGAATATACTTCATATGGGGATTTTGTAATTCCTCTAAATTGTAAAGCAATAGAAGCAGCCGCCATAGAACATCCATGTTTTTGACAAAAAGAACCAAATTTCTTTTGTTGTGGAATTTTAATTCTTCGTGAAGCTCTTCCAGATGTAATAACAGCCATTTTAGGATACTTTACATTGTTTTGATTCTTTACTTTTAAAACCAAACCTCTAAGATACCTACCATTAGTAAATCCATATTTCTCTTTATAAGAAACTTTTACGAATGGAATATTATCTTTCCAGATAATTTTAGCTCCGACAATTTCGACATCCGTATTTGCAGGAGCAGTGCATATGACAGAAGCAGTTTTTGAAGCCGCCTGCCGGAGATTAATCCGAGAAATTGTTTGTAAAACCATAATAACCACCATCCTTTATATAATAAAGACCCTACCAAAAAGTAGAGTCATTAAATCATTATTTATTTCTATATCCAACTCTTTCAAAATCCTTTACCAATTCCTTTACCACATCTTTCGCAATCTTCTGTATGAATTTATTCCACAATCTTTTCAGCATACCCACATTACCTCCATTTATATCTTGGCTTTTCTTCACCAAACCATTTCCATCTAATAAAATCATCAACAACAATAGCAATCGTACTTAACGGCAAAAATAATAGAGCAAACTGCGGACAAGTCTGACCCAGAATATTCCCCGGCAAACCGCTATAATCCCATACATCTAATCCAAGCCAAAGATTTACAATACATCCTGTAATAAACTCTGCTACTAGCACGAAAACTTCAACTCTTAATACTTGTTTCCAAAACGGATAATCCCATCCAATTTGTTCATTTTGTAACCCTGCATAGATAAAGCAGATTCCACCGCATATAATCATGCTATAGTGAGAATACCCACGCCAAAGAATTTCAATCCCGTAATATGTATAACCGCCAAGCAGAAAGAGTATAAGGTATTTAATAAAGATTTTAATATTATGCGTTTGAATCACCTTCTTTTAAACCTGATTAGATAATGTATCTATTTTCTTTTTTAATTCGCTGATTTGTTTTTGTTGATTCTGCACAACCTGAATTAGAGGAGCAATAAATTCTTCATATCTCAATCCTAATATATAAGTGTCAGGATTATTTAAGTCCACATTTAAACCTTCTTCACAATTATACTTAACCGTAAGTCCAGTATCTCCTATAGTATTCAACATATTTTTTTCAACTTCCTGTGCTTTAAATCCCATGTGATAACGATTACTTGTTCCGTCATTAAATTTAAAGAGACAAGGATTAAGATTCATAATAAAATCTAATGCGAAATTAATATCTTTAAAATCATGCTTGTATCGTTCGTCAGAGAGAGATGTATTTCCACTAGAAGTAGTTTTATAGATATTATTTGCGGTAATATAGGCATTAGTTGCAATTTGTTTACTACCCATAACCCCATAGTCACCTAACCATATGTTGTTGCTTTTACTCCATCCTACTAAAGAAGCTTCAAATCCCTTTGGAGTTTTTTGTCGAATATATCTATCATTTGGTATATATATAGTACCTCCAAAAGATGCCGTGTTTCGTGTGATAATGGTTTCATTTTCTACACAAAGAGAAGTTTGAAATACACTTGCTTTTCTCACATAATTTTTATTTCCAATATAAAAACTATCAGAAAACAATTTCATATATGAATTTCCCTGCCCAGAACTAAGAGATTTTATAGTAATAGAGCAATCATCAGATATATTAAAATATTTATTTATTTTATCTTTTGATGTTGAATTTGAAAGATTTGAAAATGATAAAATATTTTCAATTTTTTCATATTCTTTATAATCATATCGTTCTACTATAGAACCTGCTGGTTCCTTAGAAATTTTAGTATTAATATTTATTGATAATTTCCTTCCTTCTGGAATTACACATCCAGAAGAGTCACTTTTGGTTGCGTCAATCAACCCATTATAATTTAATGTTTTATTGAGTCCATCTCCGTCAATATTCCATCCACCAATATCTCCATAGACACAATGCATCCATCCATCTGCATGAACATAAAATGGCCATTCATCTCCAGAAGATTTGTTTTTATCATGAACAGTTAAAAAATCTTTATTGTTGTTTGTTCCTGGGCAAACATAGACAGTATAATTATCGGTGTCTTTATAAAAGCTATCAGAAGTAATTTCCCATCCTGCAATATTGCCGCTTGATGAGGTTACCTTTCCTTTCATTTCGACATTACCTTCAGAATCAGCAATAAAATTTCCATTGGATATATTAATACTTCCACCTGTAATAACAATATTAGAAGTTGAAACATTACCGCTAGAATCAACCAAGAATTTATCCGTAATAGATAATCCATTATCCCCAAAATAAGCACTGCCAGACGTGGAACTCTTCCAGCCATCACCCTTGTAAATAGACGTGCTATTAATATTCCAATTAGCTATTTTACCCATAGAAGCTGTAATTTTGCCAACGCTATCCCATTTTAAGTACTTGCTATCAAAACTACCATCCGCAAGATTTAAAAAACTACCAGATTCGCCAACTACATAATTCTTAGATTTCAATGCATCAGCCATAATCTTTTCAGCCGTAATAGAGTTTGCCGTTAATTTATCTGCCGTAATAGAATCAGTAAGAATAGAATTACCGTCAATAATTGTAGCTTTTGCCGAATTAGTAAATTCATTTGGCTCGGAATTCAAAGACTCAACTTCTTCGACCATAATTCCATCGACCCAGAAATTAGCATTTTTACTTAATTGATTATATATCGTAGGAACAATACTAATATAATAATAACTATTTGTTTTGTCTGTTACAGTAAATGTAGTAATTGCTCTTTGCCATGATGTATTTGGAGTGATTATGGTGCATCCTTTAGGAATAGAAGGTCTTTGAGGATTAAACAAATACGACTCAATATAACAAGTACCTGTTGCGGCATCTATTTTTGTTCCATGTGTAATCCAGTCAATACCAAAAGATACATTTTGCTCAGAATCAGATTTGACATATGCTGTTATCTGATAAGTTTTTCCTTGTTCTACCTTTATACATCCATAATTATTTTCTTTATTCCCCAAATAAACTCTAACAAGATCCTTCTTCGTTCCAGAAATTTTAAGAGAATTACTACCACACCAATATGTAGAACTATCTATTGCCACAGAATTGCTGTCAAGTTTTGCATAACAAATAGCATCATCAGTAGATTTAATACTTTCAAAATCTGCATAACCTGTAGAAGCATACAAATTCTTATATACTTCACCTTTCGCAGTATTCATAAAAGTAACGATACCATTTAAATTAATATTTTTTGATATTAGACTGATTGTCCTATCTGTAAGTTCAAAATTGGACTCACTTGTTCCACTCTTTACAAGCCATGAAAATTTTGTTGCTGTCTGTTTTGCAATAGTCTCTGCGTTTAAAACATCTTCACTAATATCTTCTGGATTTGGAGTCCAATCAGAACATATCTTCCCTGTTTCCAATTGTGTATTATAAAAATAATATGTACCTGTTTTATTAAAAGAAATCTCAACATTTGCCTTTGTAGCAGAAAAAGTAACATATTGTCTTGTCCATGCGGTAGTAGATGTAATATTATTTCCTTCTACAGAAATAGAAGAATCACCATTAGATTTCAGATACAAACTAAAAGTATAATCTTTCCCTGTTACTGCAATATTTTTTAAAACAAATGGTACAGAAATATCATCTATTGTAAATCTCGCACAAGTTATCTTTTCGTCATTAAAAGTAACCTGTGTTGTTTCTAATTTATTAGCCATTTATCTTATCATCCTCACATTCCATTATCCCAATTAATACATGCAACAAGTCCGTAAATTAATGCAGATGAAGAGTTCCATGAACTTCCGCTGGCTTTTGCATATACTTTCATTACGTCACCAACCGCACACGCCACATCGAAGCTAGGAAGTGAGAGAGTAGAAGAAATATTAATAGATGCACTTTCAACAGAAGAACCATTTTTGTAAAGATACACAGTAGGATAAGAACTACCACTATAACTATTACCTGATGATGAAGCTAGTATCTTAAAGCGATAAGTTCCTGCTTTTTTAATTGTAAGAGAAACACCCGTATCTGTCTCGTTTGAAGAATCCGTTACTTTGGAAGTCACCCACGAAGATGCAACAGGAGTATCACCTGCTGTTATAGTAGATGGAAGTCCAGAACCAGTAGTAGAACCACCAGAACTAGACCCTGTATATGTTCCCATTACTCCAAAAATAGAAATATCAGACTTAATATTTCCTGCAACTAAATTTGCATCACCTTTTATTGTTTGAGTCCCAGTTAAATATTGACCGCTTGAGATAGTCTTATTTGTCGTGCTAGGAGTGATTGTTTGCGCCGATTGTTCTGTCATATTCCCTGTTATTTTACTTCCATTAACATATGCAGTTTTTCCTTTACGAATATCAGAAGTTGTTGCCGTTGCATCACTTGTATCTATTCCAGACGTAGTTGTACCAGTTTCACAAGTACCTGTTACTCCTAAAATAGTAACTCCTTTTTTAATATTCCCCGCAATAATCTTATTTTGCTCTGCTGTTGAAATTTGAACCGTCCCTGCTCCACTATGGTTACCAGAAGGTATTGTATAAACTTCACTTTTACTACTAATGGTTTTATTTACCGTTCCTACATTTGTCATTGTTCCAGAAACTAATGTTCCATTTGAATTGACTATTTCCTTTCCACTAAGAACATCTTCTGCTGTTGCGGTAACGGAACTCACATCTTTATACCCATTTATTACTTTTTCAACAGCACTATCAATTTCTTGACCTGTATGTGTTAATGTATAACTTGCCATATTACATCACCTCCGTTACCATATCATCAAGTTGTTTTCCTGTATGTGTTAATGTATAATTTCCGTTTATTTTCAAAGTATTTCCAGTTGAATCTATAATAGAATTTCCATTTGAATCTGTAAGAGTATAAGTAGAAGATACTTGTCCTTCAAATGCATAATCATCGAAAATAAGTTCATTACTATTTCGTATTAAATTTCTTGCACCAATTTCATTAAAATCATCTTTTTTTGCATAAGTCTGTCTTACTGTCGTTTTAAATTGTGTTGCATCCTGTTCGAGAGAAGAGTATTTGCTACTTAGTTCTCGAATTTGTCCTTCATTGGTACTTACTCCACTTTCAACGTCACTTACTCTACTATTAATCCCATTAAGACTGACAATAAATTCTGCTGTTTTTGATTGAATTGATGTTGTTCTACCAGTGATTATTCCTTCATAACAATTCATTTTCTGACATTCTTTAATGTCTGATATAATTTGCTCAAAATAATAATTACAAATATTATCAGAGGCATTGATAATAACTTCAATACAATTCCAACCCTCAGTAAAACTTAATTTGGTTATTTCGCTGGTTATTGCCATTGGAACACCATTTATATATAAAGCATATTTACCATTCGCATTTGAAGTAGTAGTAACTACACCAGTATCCGTAAAATAGACAAAAGTTAAAGCATAAAACACAAGTGCTTCATCTGATGCAGTAAATGTTGTAGGTTCATTTAACTTTTTATCATCAAGTAACAAAGTTTGATTTGCAGTAATTCCATCTTTTGACATAAACATTTCCATATTACATTTGTCTTGATATTCGTCTGGGAAAATGCTTTTCAAATAAGATGACACTAACCATTTGTCAATACCTTCATTTGAATTTGCAAGAGAATTATTTATAACTTCTAAATCAGTTTTATATGTATCTTGTGAAACTTTACTAGTAATTTCCTTTTCTTGTTTATCTACTGTAAATTCAAGTTGAGAAATAGAACTTTGAGCAGTTTTTATTGAATTCTCAACATCATTTGGTGAAGGAGAGTATGAACTTGAACGAGTACCTTTTTCAATTTTTAAGGTGTCAATATCTGCAAGGAAAAACGAAAACCGCATATATGACGCTTCGGAAGGAATAGGTAGACTTTTTCTTTTTGAATCTTGACTATTTTCAATTTCTGACTCAATACCTGATAAAAAGGATTTATCTAATTTATAAAAACAAGTTGATTGTAGCGTTCCTAGATTTGTGAAGCCAGAAGCAATGTAGTTTTTTACATCAGACACATCTATATAATCTGAATATCCCCATAATTCATCTAATACTTCTGTACCTGTTTTTGTAAGATATATTCCACTTGTTGTAGTAGATTTCACAAAAATATTTACTCCACCAAGTTCTCCATCTGTAGAATCTATCATTTTTGTAATAGTGGTTATATCATAATACGTTATATCATTTGAAACACATTTAAAAGAAATAGATGTAATCTTATCAGTATATAAATCAGAATTCTTAGTTACAATGAGTGTAGAAGATGAAATCGTTAATCCGTGTTCTCCATTTACCACATCTTTCCATGTTGTTCCACCATCAATACTATATTGCCATTTAGAGAATGTAATCCCACCTTGAAAAGTAGGAGTGATACGAACTGTATCAGGAGAAAAGGTTGTTCCACCATCTGTACTTTTAAATACTGTGGAGTCAGCTACAACTTTAACTGATTTTGCAGCAACTCCTTCTTTTTGACAACTCCATGAAAATACTTTTGTTACCGTATCTTCTCCTAATGTGATAGGAATATTAAAAGTTCCTGTATCGGCAAGAATTGTAGTTCCTGCTTTAACAGTAAAATTAATTCTTGCCGAGTATTTTGTAACAGTAATACCATTTGCAGAAGGAATATCTCCAATTATAAAATCTGTATGAGGAGTTGTTCCTTGTGATACTTTTACATCTGTATAGCAAGTAAAATCTTTAGTTGCCTTTCTATTTGCATCTGTGGGAATAGATTGAGATTCATTTGATAAGATTACTGAAAATGGTTCATCTACACTAATTATAGTACATTCACCATAAGCAGTTGTTTTTACTACTTTTGCCATTTTTACCTTCCTTTCTTACTGGAAGGTTCTATTCTTCCACAATTTTTTCACTGTTTTCATCCATAAATGTTAACATATAAAGGTCATCTACGGTGAGATTAGGGTTAGAATCTACGAATGCATCTAAGTCAAATACTCTTAAAGTATAAATTTCTCCTTCTTTCCCTAATTCCTGAATCTTCTCATTTATATCATTAATTTTTTCATTATATTCTGCTTTAAATTCATCTTTTAAAACATATTCGAAAACTTCATTTTCTTTTCCATCTTCATCTTTCTGTATCTTCTTTATCTTATTAGCTTTCTCATCCGTAGAATATTCTTTCTGAATATTCATAACAAATTGTTTACATATTTTCTCATATGATTGAGCCGCATCAATTAAACTTCCAATATTTCTCTGTAAATCTAACTGTAATTTTAGTGGTAATACTTCATTCTTCTTATTTTTTTTAAAATCGTTATTATACCACCCAACAACATTAAGTACCTGTGCGTTAGATAATGCTACTTTTTTCATAATATTCATATAAAATCTCCTATTCGTTTAAACTATTTTCTGATTTTGATGTATTTTCAATTAACTTTTTCTTATAGTTATTGACAAGTTTTTCCATAATATCTGTACTAGAAGAGATAATGTTATCTACATTTTTCTGAACATCTTCTGGCAAATTCACACCATAAGAATATTTATCAATTTCTTCTTTTGTTGTTCCATTTTTAACTAAAATGTTCAACGCATTTGTATAAGTTTGAATTTTTATAGAACGCATGAAAAGAGTAAAATAAATAGTAATAATATCAAAAGGAGTATAAAATTTACAATTTTGACCAGACGAATGATATGGCAATCGAATTTCAGAAATATTTTCTTCAGATTCAATAAGTTTATCAATAATAGTTATACTGCTTGTAAGATTTACTTGGTCTTCAATTTTATAGGTAAATACCCCTTCAGTTTTGTCTGAAAGAGTAATGGTATCCCCTTTACAAATATCTTCCTGTGCGTATTCTGAAATTTGGCTTAAAATATAATTTTTATATTCATTTAAACTCATAGTAGAAACATCTATAATATTATTAACTTGTTTATCCAATTCTGTAACTTGTTGATTTAATCTTAAAACTTGGTCTGGTAAATTACTTTTAATCAAACTAATTTCAATAACATCTACAAATTCATTTTCTGATTCAAAAAACTGAGAATTTAAAGAAGCAGAAGATGAGATTGTATCAAAAACGGAATAGGTTGCAATTAAAATATCATTGCCGTAAATTTCTAATTTTTCTATTTTTATAAAATCTTTTTTTACAGACTGATAGTCAGATGTAATAAGTTTCAAAACAGGATTGTTTCCAAAAGTTTGTGCAGACCAATCCATTAATCTATATTCATGAGACTCATTAACTTTTACTTTAAAAGTCATTGAAATTCCCCTTTCTTTCTAATTTTAAAAGGCTTACTCATTAGAATAAGCCTTAGTCTAAAAAATTATTTTTCAAGATCTCCAGGAACGAATAATGTTTTACTCCAACGTCCTTCATATTTACCAAATACTGGTTTGACTCTAATATACCAATCAAGATGTGCAACCTTATCATAGAAACCTAAACCACCGCCGAGCCAATAACCATAGTTTGTGCCTGTCACATATTCGGTACTACAACCGTCAAAATTCTTATTACCACTTCGCTGAACTTTATATTTATTCGTACCTTTAACTCCATTCCATTCGTAATTAAATTTTCGTGAACCTTTTCCAATATAATTATGAGTTAATTTTAATTTGATTGTTTTATGATATTTTGAATTTAAAAAATCTTTAAATTCTTTTCGATATTTTTCATTACAAAATTTAGAATAATTGATATGACTATAAGAAATATCTTTTGCATTTACATTAAGTGGTAAAAACAATAAAACTAATAACATTGTTAACATTGTTGCAGTAATTTTTCTTCTTTTCATAGTCAAACATCCTCCTTAATTAAAAACTAAGTTTTCAATAATATTAAATTCTTCAATATTAGATACTTTCTGTACCATTTTTTCATACGCTTGCTGTTTTTCAACAAGTGGAGTTACATAAGCATCAATCTCCATTGCAAGCTTTGTTAATTCTTCAACTGTCCAATCTTCACAGATATTTCCTACATCATTCCACTTGAGAAGAGGATATGAGAGAGACTGTTGAGAATAAATATTATACATCGCCATTTTTGATGTAAGTTGTCTTTGTTTTTCTTCTGTAACTGTATAATATCTTCCTTCTTCATATTTTGCTTTAGAAAATAGAGGATGAGAAGATAAGTACTCAGCTAATAATGTTTTAGATTCCACAATCTTTTCATTCTTCAATTTATCCAATTCAGGATTTACAATGTAATTTAAATAGTTTTCAGGATTACTATTTAAATCATCCATATCAAGTAATGATTTTTCTTCTACAAATTCATTGTAGTCATATTCAATATAACTTGTTGGAGATTCTTCAAAAGCATTTTCATCTGTTTTTTCAACTCCATTTAGACAAATAAACACCGTAACCATATCACCATTTTCGATGATTTTAACAGGTTGCTGAGATTCCGAAAATCTTGCCTTTTCCATAATCACTCACCACCTTTTTACAAATTTTTATAATCTTTCTTATTTTATATTTCTTTTTAAATTTATTGCTATCACTATTTACAATTTGTCCCCAATATGATATTGCTCGTCTAGCCCATACCAACGGTATAAATTTATGTGTAGCAATCATTTTTCCCAATTTTAAAAATGTATGTCGTATTCGTTTAAAAGTTCTACGTCTAATAGTTGTATGCCATCTATAGATACGAAATCCCATCATATCTATAAATTTAGTGTCATGTTCTTTATCTTTATTATCAATTTTTGAGACAAACCAATCAACTTTTATAATTAATCCTAGTTTATCTTTTGCATATTTAATCATCAATTTAACTGCTTTATGCAAATCTTTAGAATTTGTAGATATAAGAAGAATATCATCCATGTAGAATAATTGGTGCTTTATAAGAGAAATATATTCACTTGTTTTGTTTCTACGAGATTTTCTAATTTTATGCATATGACTAATTTCATGATATAGTTGAGATAAGTATAAATTACATAAAAATTGAGATAAATAAGAACCAATAGATAACCCTTTATCAAATGTATTAATAATAGTTTCAATTAACCACAATAGCATATCATTTTTAATATGCTTTCTAAGAAATTCCATTAATAATTTTCTATCTATACTTTCATAACATTTTTTAATATCTGCTTTCGCAAAATAAGTTAACGATTTATTTCTCAGCCATCTTCTTATTTGACGTACACCTTTTGAACAACCTCTTCCTTTAATAGCCGCACATTGATGTACTCCTATACGACAAAAGAAAGGTTTTAATCCTTCTACAGCAATATAATCGTATATTTGCTGTTTTACATTTTGTATTCCAATCCGTCTTTCTTTAAAGGAAGATGAATCAATTTTGATTTTATACCAAATTGGAGGAAAATGTAATTCTCTATTTAATAATTCATTGCAAATAGTATCAATAATTTTTTCTACTATCCATTTTACAGCTTCTTTACCATATCTATAAATGATACAATATACCTGATTAGATGTTAAACCAGATTCCTTAGAAAATAATCTTAGTGTATCATTTCTTTTATATTTTCCATCAAGACAATTATAAGTAGCTCTACTTATTAAATCTCTATCTGTAATATCTATATTTTTACAATATCCTTTCGTATTTTTAAGACCATCCTTTTCTAAATTTATGTCCAGACATTTTCGATTGTCTTTAAAAGGCTTTTCGGTTTTTTAATTTCTACTAAGCCCAACTATAATCATGCATTATAGTTTCTGTTTGCCCTTGGACGAGAGTAAACAGATTGGTCTTATAAAAAGAATTTTACGCATCTGCGAAGGTGTGATAAATCACAATAAACTTTTCATCTACGAATTATGATGCTAAAGATTAAAATGAAATTAAACAATTTCGGCAGCCGTAATTCCAGTTCGTCCTGTCAAGCCTGTTCCTGCAATTCAGATGGAAACCTGCATTAGAACCATTCCTGAGATTACCGCCAGCATCATAAGTCCCTATATTTAAATTTTAATTTTTATATTATTTTGCAAAGTAATATATTTTAGTCAGTAGGAGAGAAGGGGGAAGACCCCTCTTTTTACTACGCTACGCTTCGTAAAAATTCACCCCTAAAGACCAAAAGATTAATCGCGGCAGCCGAAACTCCAGTACGCCCCGTCAAGCCAGTCCCAGCAAGACAGAGGGAAACCCGCATCAGAACCAAGCCAGAGAGAACCGCCTTGAGGATATTCTCTAGCTCCAGAAGTACTTGTACCACCCGAATATAATTTACTTGCAATACCCTGTTTATCACTTGCTCCAATAGCAGAAGGGAACCACGCACCAGTAGAAGTATCAATAGTCAAATCACCAATCCACCAATCACTTCCTTTCCCGTCAATAGAAGCAGGAATATTACCTATTTTTGTATATGTCTTTTTAATAGTTGCTTCATCAGAACTTCTAGCAACTCCTTTTGGACATACATATACATCTTTACTATAATCTGGCTGAAATACCATTACAGTGTCAGAAGCAATTTCATAAGCACCGTTTCTATATTCTCTACCCTGGACACGATATACATGTTTCCAATCTGTATTAGAAATTGGAGAACCATCGTGATGTCCAATTACAGAATCAGTACTTCCAGAATACCAAGGCATTGTTGATATTGTAATATCTGCTGTAACGGTATCTGAAAGAACAATAGGAGTAGTATCAAATCCTGTGTCAACATTAAGATATACTGCCTTATTGTTATCATCTAAAGTTTCAATACTTAAGATTTTAACAACCTTAGCATATTTGTGCATATTAGTAACTCCACGATCTAAATTAACTCCTGTTTCTGTAGCATTTAATTGTCCATATCCAACTGATACAGATGAACCTACTAATAAATTGTTTGCTTGTGCATTTGTAACAGGGAAATATGTTTCTTTTGTATTTCTAACAACAGAAGCAGAATATTGAAGATTATAATTCGTACATCCTTTATATAAACTCTGAGAATCTTTTGTAGCACCTTTAATCACATTAAAGATAAATTGAAACGTCATATGTTCTGCACCAGCACCATGATAACCTTTTCCTTTTTTTGGGAATTCAATCATCATTTTATTATAAGATGTAAAAGTTTCTGGTTTACCATCTTTTACAGAACGCAAAAATCCATCATCACCAATACTTGCATAATATTTACTACCAATACACCAAGGCAATACTTCTCCATCAGCGGTAACACATTCACTCCAAGGTTTTAATTGTACATCCGTTCTTAATGGATTTCTCATATCAGAAATTGTAATATCCACATATCCTTCATCTTGATTTACTTGAAAATCATAATAAAAAGACATTTGCATAGCTCCAACATCCACATTGCCTGTAAATGAAAAATTTTCATCCCCCTCGATAGCAATAGGATATGGTGAACCATCATCATTTCTTTTATAATTACAATTTACCCATTCAAATAATGGATGTTGTCCATTTAAATAATCATCTTTACCTTCAACAGTGTCAGTAGAAGGAGTAAATTCAAGTCCTGCATTATCTAAAAGTTTCGTACCAGTAGAGGTAGGGTTGGTGGCAAATAACCAAATTCTTGTTCTATATACCTTACCAGTTCGTTTCATATCGTAAAATTTACTAATTGTTTCTACATGAGGAGTGTTATTTAGAACGTCCCTAATAACATCTGTTGTAATTGCCTTATCATTCCATTCTTTTTCTGTACCCGTAAAAGTACCTAATCGAATGGCTGTTTCATAAGCAGATTCTCCTTTTAATGCAGGAATTGATTCCCAATTTTTTGAGGTGGGATTTTTAATTTTTGCTGTTGCATAATTAAAAGTCTTCAAATTTTATTACCTCCTTTTTGTTTAAATAAAAAAGACACTACATATGTAATGCCTTTTAAATAATTTTGTATTGAAAGAATAATTTCATGTGTTATAATAAAAAAGTCATCTTGTAAGAGATGTGGATTGAAATTATCTTTTTATTTTAAGAGTGGCGTTTTATATTTTTATAGAACGCTATTTTCTTTTATAAATTTTACCAAATTACATAATGCCCTCTTTAGTTAATTAGTTCCATTGCCAATATCCATTAGATCATTATACTGTTCCTCAGTAATCCTGTCCGTGGCGAAGAAAATGTCAATCTTATTCTTCAGATCTTCTGTCAGACCGTTTCTTTCCTTTAATTTTTTCAGTGTCTTGTATAACATAATCATCCCTCCAATTCTGCAAGTGCTACTGCGTACTCACTGTTAACATACGCTTCTGCTGATTGTGTATCTATGTCATAGATATAATCACGATTGTCGTTGAGTTGCTGCTTTACATAGTTCCAACCATTAGCCATGCTAATCGGGTAGTTAAATACTGTATATCCATCCAACTGTTCTGAATTGACGCTGATGTTTGTTACTGGATAATAGGTTACAAGTTCTTTTAATGCCTGCGTCTGTTCTGTTGTGAGGTCGGTTTCTTGTTGCTCTGCTAATAACCATTCTGTTTTATCTATAATAGATTGCGTATTATCTAGTTTAGAAGAATCAACTCTCCTAACTACTTTCCCACGCTCCACATCCACATAATCCGCAACATACTGCTGTCCGTTGATTGTGACGTTGCCACCACTTGAAACAGGGATTGCATTAAGAGTATATGGGAGCTGGACGGATTGCTCTTTATATGGTTCATATGTGTTTTCATCACCAATATACAGAGCATAGCTTTCAGATGGTTCATAGCTAAACAAATACTCAAACGAAACAACATTGTTTTTCAATACAGTTTGTTGTTTTACTGCACCTGCATCAAAGCCAAACCACTCCATACCACCATCCGCTGTTATAAACCTTAAGTTTCCACCTTGAGAAACCACACCATTTTTGCAAATCAATGTTAGTCTTGTACCTTTTTTAATATTTATTTTTACTCTGTCTTTAAGCTTTATATTTGGTTGCAACAAATTCTTCCCACAAACCTTCACAGTCGGATTCACCACGCTTTTTATCTCCTGCGGATAATCCGATGATGGAGATGGGATACCGCCAGTGTAAGGTTCATAAGAAGTGGATTCTGAGCCTTTTTCTGCTTGAATATCTTCGAGTTTTGTTGCATTTATAAATAAATAATTGTAGCCTGTTGTGTCCATTGTATATGAATCTTTTGTTCCATCTTTGTTTGTCCCATTATAACAAGTAATCGAGTTTTCCTTTGTCGGAACAGTATTGGCACAAGCAAAGCGGTATCTATCTTGAATACTTCTTGTGCTGATACTTACGTTTGTCAACTTACTCACATCAATAACCATTCCAATGTCATTACTAGAAATTCCACATGTGTCTGCGACAGAGTTAATAAAACAGTTTATATTTTGACCATTTGCAAGATTCTTACCAGTAGTTGTAAATTGGCTTGACTTGCCATACAGCATCATATCTTGAATCTTTCCATTATCGGAATCGGCAAGATGGGTTTCGCCTTGATTTGATGCATAGAACTTTGTAATTTTGTTGGATAAATCTTCCGTTAGATTACCAATCTTTTCATCTCTCTTAACCAAAGCATCTTTAACCTGCCCTAAAGTTGCTAAATTTTTTGAGAGGGTATTTTCAGAATTTACCTTAATTTCAGCACTCATATCAATTTCCTCCTAAATATGTAGCAGCATCTTCGTCTGATGCAACCTGTGTTTTAGTTTCTAATGCTGTGATTTTTGCTAACAGAGATTGGGAGTCTGCGTAGATTTTTTGAGAACTCCAAGTATCGACTTCATTAGTTTCATTATCTTTGATTTCTGGAAGAGAAAAACTTTCATTTGACTCAGAGTTAATCCATGCTTGAGTATTTTCATCAGTTGGAGTAGTAGAAGATACTTCTAAAGATTTAATTGTCTTTAATCGTTCTCTCGAATAAGAATCTTCAAATTCATGTACAACTCCACCAACTTCAATATTTTTAATATTTGTAGCCATTTAACTCCTCCTTTCTAAATATGTAATGTCCCATCATCATCAACTGACATATTATTTTTTACAGCAGTAATCATCAATTCTGCTAATTTTTCCATTTTAAAATTTTTCACCTGTGACGTACCTGTATCCCATAACATACCAACATCGTTTTTGCTAATGTCTTCTTTTAGAGGATAAGTATTAAACATTTTTTCTGATGCCATATTTTTTCCTCCTATCTAATTACTAATGTTCCATCAGATGTTACGGTTATATTCAGTTCCTTATCCCATCCTTCTATTTTTTCTTTTGTAATTGAATCAAGTATCTCTTTATTAGAATGAGCGTGTTCTGAGTCCTTAGAAGCATATTTTTCATCGTGATTATGGTCTTTACTTGAAACTCCAATTTCATCCGAAGAAAGATTACCTGTTAATTCTTTTCCATTAATAGATGGTTTATTTTTTAAATCATCGTAATTAGAGGTAGATGGAGTAGAAGGGGAAGAAGAACCGACTTTTTTATCTGTATACTTTTTTGCTATCGCAAAAGTCTCAACGTCAATCATTTTTAGACCTCCTTCCAAATACCAGAGCTATTTAACACATATAATTTACATTTATCAATTACAAAACATGTTGAACCGATTGAACATTCTGAAATTTGTGATTTGTCTGTTGCGCTTTCCAGTATACCTTTTTTTGTATTTGTTGGAAGTTTAGATATATCTTCTTCTAAATCACAATAAAATTCTTTTAAATTAGGTCTATTATTATTACCAACATCATTAATCCAATAAGCCATATAAAACACCTCCTTCAATTTAAAAAGAGAAGAGTATGTTCATCTCTTCTCTAAAATTATTCATATACAATTGTTGAAATAGAATTATCAGATTCATCAACAACTGGTCTTTGTACTTCATCAGTAAGAATATATACATGAGTATCTTCTTCTGTATAAGCTGTATATTTACAAACAAATGAGATTTTCTTATTAACTACAGAATTATCGAGATAAATTGCTTTTCCTGTTTTATAAGGCTTTACTGTATCCAGTGATTCACCATTTTTATCTCTTCGATACCACTCATAAGTACCACTTGGTAAATCATCTCCCGTAGCTTCAACCCACCTTTTATCACTTGTAGAATACTTCATAAGAGTTACACTTTTTGAAGTTGTATTAACTTTGTAAAAATACCCAATTGTTCCATCAGAAGGTTCTTCTGTAAAGAAATCTGTAGATTTTATTTCATCAATTTGTTGTCCATTCTGAAAAATCATTGCATAGACTCCACCAACTCCAGAACCATTCACTAATTTATCTCCTAAAGAAGAAAAACATTCTACACTAATAGGGTCAGTTTTGTCCATAACCGTATAGAATGCCTGATAAGTTCTAGTTTTGTAAACTGCACGACATCTAAATGATGCAGTAGAATCAACCATAGGAGGAGTAACTGTAAGATAATCATTGGTACATCCATTAATATCTTGGTAACTACCATCAATATATTTGCTCCATTGATATGTTACTCCTGTTGTTGCTGTATCCATACCATCATGAAGTATGGTTCTTAAAATAACATTATTATTTCCATTATTAATAGTGGAATCACCAGTTACATATACCTCAAGTAATACAGCATTTTCTCCGCTTTTTGCCTGAATAATTTTATTAATACTAAATTTAAAAGTATTAGAAAGTCCATTTGATGTAATAGTGATAGTGATTTCTCCAGATAATCCAGAAAATAAAGTTGCTCCTTTTGCGACAGAAAGAATAATACATCCTTCAGAACTTGTAGTAGCAGGAGTGTTGGATTTTACTGTAATTCCAGATGGAAGAGGAGTAGCTACAACAGCAGTACCATCCGTAGCTTTCATACCTAATTCACATTTAAAAGGAATTGTAATTTCTTTTGCTTCACTAACAGTTTCATCAGTATCGCAGTTGATATTATCAGAGAAATTCCCCAACCTAATACTTAATGCATCAGCACCAGAATCACCTTGTTCACCATCAATACCATCTTTTACTATAGGAATAGATTGGCTATCTTTATAATTAGTCGTTGTTCCAGCTTCATATAATTCACCTTTAATAAGTTTAATCTTATTACTAGATGGTTTATAAACGTGTGAATTCTCATCTACCCCTGAAGTATATTTTAAATCAAAATTTTCTCCATCCGTGGACTCATAAATTTTAAATCTACCCGAATAAGCTGTATCAGGGTTATTACCTACTCGTTTTGTAGCAGAAAATGTCACTGTCTCAGGAACAAACACATCATTTTTATCAATCTTTAAATAGGACAAATCTGAATTAATATAGTAGAAAATTGGGTCAGCAGCATCAGCACCAGATCTATCTTTATGAACAGTAAATCTTTTATTTAAAGTGGTATAACCTGAACGTGTAGCAATAAAATCTACATATCCAGTCTCTACAGTAATACCTGTGACAGTATATACAAAAGTCTTTGAATTAAAAGTTCCTGTAATTCCATCACTTGGAGTAGCAGTAATATTCCAATTAGCTGTATCATCTTTTGAACCTTTTAATATAGTAAATTTAGTATTTGCTCCATTTAAAGACGTTGGGTATAATTCTCCATTCGCTTTAGTAGGAATTGACTGAGAATCATTTGTTAAATTACAAGTGATTGTTGCTGAACCAGCTGCACCATTACGAACTTTCCAAATTTGATGAATGTCAGAAAGATTTTCTGTGTCTGTTACAAGTTTAATTACCGCCATATCTCCCACAAATACATCATCTGTATCATTAACAGTAAGAGTAGTTGTATTAGAAGAATTAGGATATACTTCAAAACTTCCATTAGCTTTTTTATACTGCCATTGTTTTACAGTTGTATTTTCTAATGTTGCGGTAAGTATAATAGATGGGGCAGAAATAAGATTTCCTTCTCCGTTATACTTAAAAGCTGTTTCACCTGTAATATCACATTTAGATAGTTTTTTTACATTTTTAATAAGACCAAAAGTCATCTGCGCTTTTGCTTTTACTTCAACACCTTCTGCATCAGGGTCACGATAAGTAATTGTACAAATGTATGTAATTAAATCTGCATCAGCTAAAACATTTTTTGAAACAGTTAATACTCCATCTGAAACCTTTTCTCCTGTAACTAAAGCAGTTGGATTTCCTGAGCCAGCTTGTCTTTCCCACACAAAACTAAGACCGTTTGAACTTAAAGCCATCATTTCACCATTTAATTCAACAAAGGGTGTTAAAACTAAATTGTTTGTTTCCCAATTTGGAGAATAAGCTGGCGATTCATTTGGATCATAAACAGTTGTAAGGGGAAGAGAAGAGCCTAGCCATGCACTTAATTTCCCTACATCAGAAACATCGATGATGGTAATTCCACCATAGGCTTGTTGTTTTGCCATACAAAACCTCCTTTATCTACTTTTACTTTGTCGAATAGAAGCTTTTGCCAGTGTTTCTCCATCATAAGAAAAAGTGCAGGTAAAATACGCTGCACTAAACATCACATCACTTCTATTAATTGTTATTGTTTTTGCTCCACTTGAATGTTGTTCATTCCAATATTTATCACTAGAAGAATCATAGGTAGAACGCTCCCAAGTAAAACAAGAATCTTTGTATTTATCAGTTACGTTTTCATTATTTTGAAATAAATTTACCGATATGGTAATTTGAGATATTTTTCTACTCGTATTGACTCCTTGAGGAGTAACGAATCTTATCTCAAAAGGTATAGAATCATCAATTTTAGAATTTAATCTTTTTATAGATGCATTAGTACTTTCTTGAAATTCAACATATTTAATACCAAACGAATTGCCACTACCATCAATAATATGCGTAATAGATACATTTCCATTTTCATCTGTTTCAACAATTGGAAAATTTAATTTTGATTTTGAAATAGTTTCATCAGAAATCATGTTATTAATGATTGTATTAGACGGGATACCCTCTTGTGTAATACCATTTTCATCAAACATGGCAGTTCTACCATCAGTACCTTTTACAAGAAAATTAAAATTACCATTACCATCTTGTCCAATCTGAACCCTAACATTGCCGTCTTTATCATAAAATTGTTGTGTAGAATCTTTAAAAGCAATTGAGGGGTTTCCATCTTGAGAAATAAGAGTAATTAATTCAGCAGTAGCAGAATGAGTCATTAAATCAGCAACAGAAATTTTTGATGCAATTAAATCTTTAATTACAGCTTCATCAATCGTTACGTTACTTGCAGTAAGATGAATTGTCTGTAAGTCACCAACTGAACCTGTACCTGCTAAAAGAGTTTTAATATTTGCTACATCTGCATTAAGAGTAGAAATATTTATCTCATGATTAATAAGGTCTATGATAATTTGTCCTGATTCATCTTTTATTAACTGTGTTGTTAACTCTGTAAAGAAACCTTTGTCTGCATTAAGAATTTTTGTTGTAACCATATCTGCGTCAATGGTTCCTGCAACTAATTCTTTAAATTCGCCTTTATCTGCCTGTACAAGTTTTGCCATTACTTGATCTGCGTCAATGTACTTAGCATATAAATTTGTAAAGTTACCTGTAATTCCTGATATAGTTCCTTCATTATTTTTATTCATATAAGCATTAAAAGAAGAACTTGCAAGTAAAGACTTTATAAATTCAGGTGTGATAGTATAAGCAGTAACATCTTTAGAATTTCCTGTTGCTAAAGTAAGAGAATTTTTTGCAGCAGAAAGTGCAGAATTTAATAATTCATTAAAATCATTTCTCTTAGATTTATACCTAGTCATTGTAGAAAAGATAAGAGTAAAGTCACCTTGATAAACACAAGGATTATATGTAATACTGACAAGTCTCAATCTTTCAAATGTTCCATCAGTTTTTACTTCAACGTGAACAAAATTATAAATATCTAATGGTTCTACCAAATCTTTAAATTCTTCTAATCCATAGACATTATCTAAAGTATCTTCCCATGTATATTGAGGATGAGACGCTGCATATAACCTATCAACTGCATCTAAATATAATTGATATTCTTTTTCAACCTTTTCTGTAGATGAAGTAATAGTAGTTGTAATGATATTTTCATTTTGATAATCTGTATGCTTGTAAAGTTTTTTTAAAAGATATTCTTCATATTTTGTAAATCCTTCATATTTCGTTTGAACTTTTCCGAAATTTTCTCTTCTAACATTCGAAGCAATTTCAGTATATTCTTTTTTATATCCATCTCTTTCAGAAATTACATCATCGTATTCTTTCTTTCGTTCTGTGAGAGCAGTAGTGCATTCATCATACAATTTTTTATAATCAAGATATAATTGATGATATGTGTTATAAACTTCTTCACTTTTATCTGTAATTTCTTCATTGTACTCTTGAGAGAATCCTTTCAATACATCCATCTGGTCATAATATCTTTTTTGACAGATTGTAAGCTCATCTACACCATATAATTTCCAGTCAGTAAGATATGATTTTTGATATTCTTCATCCATCTGAAAATATTGAAAAGTAGATGCACTTTCACCTAACTCTAACATAGGAGCAGTAATATCAAATTTTATATTTTCCCCTTCGCATAAAAAATAGATTTCTGTAATATCAGAAGGGGCGGTAAATGTTATCTGAACCCTTGTCCAAGAAGATGTGATGGATTTTTGAGTATAATTAACTTTTGAATAATCATTTTCATCATTAGAAGAAGAATATCCTAATTGAATTTTTGAAATATTAGAAGAACGAATAAAGGCACTTAATGTACAAGTACTTCCTTTTGTTGTGTCAATACCCTTTTGTTTAATTCCACAAGATTCTGAACTACTATGAATTGTCATATATCTTGTAGCACCATAAACAGGCGAATTGTCTTCAAAATCAATACATTCACTAAGAGAATTATTTATTCCATACCAATTAGAAGATGTGATAAATGTGGCATTTTTTAAAATATTTCCTGAACCATATTCTTTAAGAGAATCTTGAATTTCACTCTTATCTTCATCATTTCTTTTAACCAGTTCATTAATAATAGTTGGAAGAATATAATTCATAATTTGCTCATATTTATCCCAATCCGCAGATTTTTTTAAGGCATTTAAATCAAAATTTCCATTTTCATCTACATAACTTGATTCATAACCTTTTATCATTGCAGTATAATCATCATATGCCTGCATCAAATCTTTTGTAGATTTACTTGCCCAATCTTCTGTAGCTCCATCAACAGGAACTCTTGCTTTTATTTCTGTAGCTCTATCCTGTGCGTCTGCGTATTTTTTTTGAAGGTTGACATAATCTAGTCTTTTGGAATCTCTGTATTCTTTCCAAGCATTATATTTTTCTTTAAGTGTTGTAGGAACATATCGTTCATCTTCGAGAAGATAGGAATAATCTTCTAAATCTGTTTCTCCAAAATTCGCAAGAACAATATTATCAATACCATCTCCGCCAGATACAGTGATGGAAGTGTATAGTTCTTCTGAACGAGTAGCCTTTAATGTATTCTGAATGTTTCTCCAGCCAATATAAACATTTATATCTTTCCCAATATGTTCTACATACGTTGCATTAATTTTACAATTAATTGTATCAAATGTAAAAATACAACTAAATGCACTAGATACATCTTGTGTGAGAACAGAATACAGGTCGGAATTATCAATATCAAAGGCATAAGACTCTTCGGATAAATGAACTGGAGTATCTAATTTTTGTCCAGAGCTATCTTCATATCTGGCAACGGAATCAATTTTTCCAATTTGCCAAGGAGAATCAGCAATATTATCAACCCAGTTATCTATTTCATTTCCATCTTTATCTATTTCTATTTTTGATGGGATAAGTCCTGCATGATGTAAGAGAATATGCAGCAAGGAAAGCTCTGGTTCATCAGGATTATAAAATTTTACTCTTGGAAAAGTTTCTTTATATTTATCAGGATATTTGTCTTTTGGATATTTTGACTGAAACATCATTTCATAAGATGATTCCGTACCTTGTCCAACTTTAAATCTCTGAATATCATAATTTTGTAGTTCAATCTCATAAGACTGCGCTTCAACACTTTTATTTTCAATCTTTCCATCATGATTTATCTCTGGTGGATTTTTAATGATGAACCAGATTCCATCTACATAAATTTCCATTAATTCATCAAGATAATCATACCATGCACTTTTTTCACCATTAAAAGTTTCATATGCAGTAAAAGAAAGAGTATATGTGTTATTTGCTTTCTTTTCAATCTGTACGGTAGTTTCATCAACACCACCAATTACACCTAATAACCTTTTTCCTGTTTGTGCAATATACAGAAATTGTTGATTGGCATATTGATTAGTATAGTTCATTAATATGCACCAACCTTTCTGTATTCTCGATATTTAATCTTAATTGTTGCATTCCCCGAAAAAGAAATTTCATTTTGTCCAGATAATAATTTAAACCAGTATATTTTCTGAGGGTCTAAAATATTTAAATCAGTAAGAGGAATTAATGTTCCGATAGAATTTTTAATAGTAAGATTTTGACAATCAATATAAATAGTATTATTTGCTCCCGTAGGATTAAATGTAATAGAAGATGCGTTATCTGTAATATTAGTTATAGTAATATCGTTCTTATCTTTTGGAGTAACTTCTATAACAGGATAAATATAACTTTCTAAGTCGTCTGTTTCATTAAAAATACTATATTTCTTTCCACTTGTAGAAAGAATTTCTTCCTTTTCTTCACTATAGCCAAATGGAGAATCGCAAGTAATTGTAAATTTTAGACCAATAACTTCTTGAATAAATGTAGATTCTACATTCTGAACCGTAACAAAATAATCTACATATTCATCTGCTTCAACATCATTATTATATTCTGTCATATGAAATAATTTAGGAAAACGAGGAGAAGTAAGCCACGCATTAATTTTGCCAATTTCAGAACGAGTAAAAAATTTTTTTTCAGAAGTACATGGATTTTTTACTACAGTTACATTGAATTGAAGTGGAGCAGTATAAGTAGCACCGAAATGATTAGGTCTTTGTCTAAAAATATTCATTTCTCCAATATTTACAGACCTCTCTAACCCCATTGGAACAGAATCTATCGTTTCAAAGGATACAATTGTCAATCCAAAACTTTCGGATGATTTGCCATTAAATTCAAAATATTTACCAAAAATCGCCATATAAAACCTCCTTTCCTGATTGATAAAAAAGAGTACCAGAACTTTGACATTCTGATACTCTGAATTTATAACGTATTCAATTTACTAAATTACAAACCTTTCTTATAACCTAATTTACTAAGGTCATCTTTTAATTGCTTAGTAATGTAATCATAAGACATTTCTTGCATCTTCTTAACTCCAGGGAATGTGTCTTTATCAATACTTCCCTGAACAATTAGATTGTTTTCAATATTAATATCTCCTAATTCTCCACCTTTAGCCATCTCACTTGCCTTTTCAACATTTTTAATGAACTCTGGTACTAAGTTTTTGACAGGCTTCTCAGGAAGTATCATTTCGCCAAGACGAGCAGTGATTAAACCTTCATCCCCATTTGCAGTAATGACATGTCTTAATGCAGGAATAGCTTGAGTAATATCATTTGCAGGAACGAGTTCATCTGTAATTCCACCAGTAGCATAGCCTTTGATTTTAGCTGTAAGTGTCGAACTAATCAAATTTTTCCCAGGTTTTATAACAGAAGCTGTTCTACCAAGTTTTTTTAATTGATTAACATAATATTGTGCGGTTGATTTAGCTTCTTGCTCTTTTTTTACAAAATCATTGTGGTTCTGTGCTGCTCCAAGACCTTTATCCTTTTGTAAACCATTCGTACTTATAGTTTTATGAGCTTTGACTTTTTTCTTTTTTGAATCAGTAAAAAAGTTCCAATAATGACTCTTTTTCATTTTTTCATAATGATTTTCAGTCTTTTTCCATGCTTTTTGATAAGCAACATTAGCAGATTCTAATTTTGATTCAAGATTAGCAATATTTTTTCGCTTTTGTTCATTTGCTTTTTCTTGTGCTTTTGCTCTTTCTTGTTTTGCTTTGTTTTCCGAAGCTTTTTTTCTATCTTGTCCTTCTTGTGTTAAAGTTGGCTCTGGTTTACTTGCCTGATTTCCAATCTGGTCTACAGCTTTATTTGCCTTAGATTCATTTGCTCCACCTTTAATAATAGAGGCATCAACATTTCCAAGAGTAGGAGAAGATGATGTAGAACCATTTTTGACATTTGTTACGGTAGTATCTAATTCTTTTTTTGTTTGATTGGTGGCTTTCTCCGTAGTATCCGAAACTGCTGTACCAGAAGATTTGATAATATCTCTAATTTTTGCATAAGCTTCATCATAAGATTCAACCATACCATCAAGCATTTTATTAACAACATTTGTCTGCATTTTAGAATTACTATCTAATGTTTTTAAAGTTTTATCAAGGACATCTGATACATCCTCAGAAATCTTATCATAACCTTCACTACGGATGTCATTTTCATGATCTCTTACAGTATCGTCATAATCGTCCTGTAAATCTTTAAGTTGTGCTTTCAGTTCTTCTAAACGTGCTTTTCCTGCGGCACTTGTCGTACCCTCCAAGGCGGCAATTTCATTTTGAACAGTGGTAATGTCTTTATTTTTTGATTGAAGAGTCTTATTATAATTATAATAATCCTGTTTAGCTTTCAAAGCATTCTGTCTCTTAGTTATATTTTTCTGCAAAAGGTCATTTTCTTTTTGAAGAGAATCTTTATATATTTGTAAAATAGCATTACGACTATCTTTAACAGTAGATGCTTCTTTCTGTTGTGCTTCGATAATTTCACGTTTCTTTGATAGGTAATCTTCTTCTGACATTTGACCATTTTTATACATTGTCTCAAGACCATCCATTTCTTTTTTATAATTAGAAATGGCTTCTTGTGCCTGATTGATTTTTTGAACATTGAGAAGAATCTTTGCATTACCAGTATCAGTAATTTTTCCATCTTCTGCGACAGTCTCCGCATCACCCATAAGGTCAATGAGATGCTCTATATCACTGATATTATTATCAATGGTTTCATTCATCTTTTCAAAAGGTTCAAAGCGGAGTTCCTGAATAGAATCTTTCAATTCTTCATTATCAGATGCCAGACCAAGAATCTTTACACTTAAATCTGAAGCCTCAGAATTTAATTTATTCCAGTTAGTAGAATCTTTTTTATATTTATCTCGCTCCATAATCTTGTCGTTATAGAGTTTTTCATAATATACAATGGTATTATTATTAGCAGTCCTTTGAGCTATATAAGTATTTTCAAGATTCTTTCTTCGAGTCTCATTAGAAGTATCCTTTACCTTAAACAATGAAGCTGCGGCTGATAATCTATCAGCAACACCAGACCATTTATCAATAGCCCACTGAGATAAATTATAAGTAACTTCCCTAATCTGTGAATTCAAATCCTCGTAAGCAGTCTTAGAATCATTTAATTCTTTTACAATCTCATTGTATTTAATCTGTGCTTCTCTGGCTTCATTGCTATTTGAACCAAATCTCTTCTTTGCGGTTTTAAGTTCTTTTGCATAAGCATTCTTTTCCTGTTGAAGAGTGGAAGTTTGCGTAGCCTGCTTACTTCGTTGAGAAAGAAGATTCTTATAATAAGTAGAATTTGTACCCTCTGAACCACCACTAGCTTTGATTAAATCATTAGAAGAAGAATAGATTTCCTGTTCTGATTTATAAAGATTACCAAGAGTATCATAATAATCCGTAATAGAATCAAGCTTTTTCTGCTCTAAATCATAAAGCTGTTTTTGAAGGTCAAGTTGATTAGTACGACATTCTTCTGCTTTATCCCAGTATTCCTGATATGATTTAATAAACTCTTGTGCTTTTTCACCATAGGAATTAATATTAATCGTACCATTTTTAATCTTTTTAATAAGATTCTTTGCTTGTTTTGGCTTAACAATCTTACGTTTTACAGCTTGTTTCTTAACAGTATTTGCCTGTTTTCTATATCTAATAACAGCCTTTTTATTAGTAGAAACTTCCTTATTTGTATTCTTATAGGCATTTTCATAATTAGAATTTCTTCCTTTTAATGTACGAGAATTTTCAGCTTTCTTTTCAAACCGTTCTGTATTAGTTTGAAGTTTCTTTAAACGTTCTTCAATCCAATCAAAGAATCTCTCAAGATAATCTTGAAATTTTTCTAAAGCTGTTTTACCTTTTTTTGTGCTTTTCTTTTTAGATTTATCGGAGTTGGATTTCGTTTTCTTTGTGGTAGAAGGAGTAGTAGATTTCGTAGTTTTCTTATTCTTATTGGTCGATGTGGATGATGTGTAATATCCAGGTCTATGTCCACCTTTTCCTGTTTTAGCTCTAGCAGTTGTTCCATTTAGACTGCCATGGGCATAAGCAGTAACATCATCTAAATAATCATTATCAAATACATCGCTTAAATCACCAACTGTACCTGTCGCAAAAGCAGACATACCACCAACAATTTTTGCATGACTATTGGTAATGTATCCCTTTTCTTCCAAAGATTTCATTTGTTCCGAATTGAACACAATATCGCCCCTGTGTAAATCAACAAGAGCAGGATAACCATTGTTATAGATATTTAATTTACCATCTCTAACAACACCCTCAGTTCCAACTTCATTAATTAACGTCTTTTCACTTTTAGGTATACCAACAGATGATGAGTTTAAAGTTCCCTGTGCTTTCGCAGGAACAGAAGGATGGAACGTACCGTTAAATTGATGAGATTTATGCCCATTACTAGAGAATCGTTGACTTCCACCAGATTTATATGCTTTAGTCCCATAAGATTTTGTTCTAACTACATTTACATGTTCTGTAGTTATTGTAACAGTTTTTCCATGTACAGAATCAATTTCACCTTTAATAGATCTAACTGTTCCACTAGCATTATCATTTGCGTTGATAGAAAATGACTTATCTTTTATTTTTTGAGCATTAACTTTTGAAATTGCCTTATCCGCAGTAGAACTATCTCCATTAATAATTGCCGTTTTTTGCTCTGCCGTTAATCCATTCCAAATAGAAACAAGGGCAGTAGCTTTATCCTCAGCACTTAAACTAGAGAATTTATCATTTGCACTCATGGCGTTCCATAAAGTTACGATTGCTGTTGCTTGATCTTTACCAGATAACTTTGTGTTCTTATCTGGGGCATCCATACTATCCCATTTTTCAATGATAGGAGTAGCATTGTCTTTACCAACAAGCTCAACTATTTTTTGTTTAGCATCTTTAGAATTGATGTCTTTGTCAATTTTATCAAGTTCTTTTGAATCTACTTTACAGTTTACTTTTTTTTCAACAGGTTTCTTACTGTCGCTTTTTATTTTTTTATCGGTCTTATCAACTTCATCTGTATTAGTAGTATATTTTACGGTTTTTTCTTCTGTATTTTTTTTATTTTTTTTAGAAGATTTTTTATTTCGTTTTGCTTCGTCAGGTGCTTTAACTTGAATTTTATCTTCGTTAACACCCAATGTATTTGCAGATGTCTTTTTTGCATTAGCACTATACTTATTAAGATTATTTAAATCATCTCTATGACTCTTTGAATAACTTTCCCAGTTTTCACCAGAATGTATAAAATCTTCAATAAATTTTTGTTGTTGTTCCCGAATAGAAGATGCTTGTTGTTGTAATAATGTCTTTTTATTTTCATCATTAGTTAACAATGTAGCTCGTTCTATTGCATCAGCAGTATTACCAGCTAATTGGAAATTTGCATTTTTCTCTGCTTTTTTAGCATGAATATTCTTGCCATTTTTATCGGTGTAATGTTTAGCATCTTGGATAGTTTGTTTTAAAGTCTGTTTTTGTACAGCATTATATTGACCCCAAGACTCATTTGTATTTGAAGTTTCTGCACTGTTTTTTGCTTCTTGCAACTTCAATTTAAGGTCTGCTAAATTATACTCGAATTTGATTTTTACAACTTTTTCTTTTGTAAGATCGGACATATCTTTGTTATATTTTTTAACATTTTTATCCCAACCTTCAATTTTAGTTCCAAGTTGTTCCTTATATCCACCTTTTCCATCATCTTCTAATTTATCATAGATTTCTTTGATTCCAGAAAGAGATTTTTTATATGTAGTTAGATTTTCTCCGTTCCAATTCATGCCCGAAAACTCAAATCCATAACTACTAAGATTTTTCATTGCTGTTTCAGCGGCACTAACACTAAGGTCTAATTCTTTTGCAGCTTTAGCAGAACTATCAAATGCTTTTGTCCAAGTTATATCGCCATTGTCATTTTTTTTTGCTAATCCGTGTTCTTTTAAATCATCTATAAAGTTATTAACACTGTCCATTGGATTATCAGCATCAAAATAGCGTTTTCTCTTTTTGTTTGCTTCTTCCCATTTTTCTGCATATGCATCAGCATCAAATTTAGTACCTTTTTTATCAGGATTGATTTTATCGTAAAACATATACTGAGTAGATTCTTGAAAATCATCAGTACCAATTTTACCTTTCTTATAAAGGTTATCTGCCTGAGATAAATAATCAGACATTTTCTTCCATTCAGAATCCTGATTTTCTGTATTATCAAAAGCATTGGTTACACTGTCTACTGTACCATCAAGATAATCATTTGTCTTTTTCGCAGATTCAGAAGCTTTATCTAAGTAATCTTTAAGCTGTGAAATTTTATCAATTCCTAAATCATTTAAAGACAATCCAATGCTACTTAGAGCCGTCTGTAAATCCTGTCCAGAGTTAACGGCATCTTGCAATTCTTCTTTAATAGCGTTTTTACCCATAGAGCCATCGAAGAATGTATTTAATGAACTTAAAGCTTTTTCTGTATCAGTTAAATCTTTTGTGGAAATCTGAGTCATTTTAGTCTTTAACTGACTAAATAATTCTTCATATCCGTCAAGAGCTTTTGTTCCTTCGCCATTAACAGAAACGGCTTTCATCATAGTATCCAATTCTTCCTGTCGTGTGGATAAATTAGTTTCTAAGATGTCTTTCATTTTTTCTGCTTGCTCAATCTCGTTACCGATTTGTTTTGATTCAGCAACAGAAGTAGAATTTGCCTGTTCTTCTCGAAGTTTCCTAATCTTCTTTGTATATGCTTCGTAGTCCTTTAAATCCTTATTTGTCGCATCTAAGATACTCAGATTTGAATTTTGCTCAGATGTACCTGTAACATCTACATCAGTACCGCCATGCATAAACATATACTTAATACCATTTACAAAACCTTTAAATCCACCAGAAGAAGATTTAGCTGTGGCACCAGCGTCAATATCTGCACCACCATATTTAAACATATCATCGCCAAAAGCAGTTGCACTTTTTGGATTGTTACCTGCAACCTGAAGAGTGTTTAAAGTAGGAGTAACAGTTTTTTTCGCTGCTTTAGAAGCATTATCCGCAGCTTCTTTTTCTTCACGACTTAACAGTTTATTCTTGGTTTTAAGAGTAGTTTCCAATTCAGAATTAGCTACCTGAATCTTCTGAATTTCCGCTTGGTCTATCAATGAGATGCCATCCGTACTATTAATCTTCTGAATAATATCATCTACAGACTCTAAACCTGAAACATCAATATCATTATTAATAGCAATTTGCTGTAAAGACCTTTTATAATCGTCAACTTTTGCTTGTAAATCATCAATCTCTGATTTTGTATCCTGAACATTCTTTAAAGATGTATTGGTTTTATTAAAAGCACCTTCATAAGTGAGTCCGAATGTATTATCAGCCGCCTTAAATGCTTTGTATCCAGCATATAAAGAGGTTGCTCCAAGCCCGAAAGCACCAAGAGGAGAAGATAAGAACTTTTTAGCCCAATTTAAAGTTTTCCATTTAAGTACACCCCATCCATCATAACCTTGCTTATTTACATCTCTTGCTAAATTAATTATATCCTTAACTTGCTTTTTATGCTATAATTAATTTGTTGGTATTAAGTTATAACAAAGGAGATAATTAAAATGAGTTTAATAAAATGTATTGAGTGTGGAAATGATGTAAGTGAATATGCGGAAGCATGTCCTAAATGTGGTTGTCCTATCTCTGTAATAAAAAATAAAATTATAGAAAAAGAGCATGAAGAAAATAATCCTATTTCAAATGAAAGATGTCCAATTTGTAAAGCAGGATTACCTCATATAATTACAGATAATATTAAAGAAACCTGCTCTGTTTGTGGTTATGTTTTTAATGAAGATTATGTTAAAAAGCATAAAGATTTATTACCTAAAAAAATTCTTCCTACCTGTCCTACTTGTGGTTCTACCAATATTGAAAAAATCTCCGCAGCGAAAAAAGTAGGTGGCTCTTTACTATTTGGAATCTTTAGTAGTGATATAAGAAATTCAATGCACTGTAAAGATTGCGGATATAAATGGTAGGAGAGAGGAACATACAAAATGATTAATGAACAAATTATTGACATACTATCAAAATATAAAAATGAAAATTCTCAAGAGATTGTTAATATCAATAACGCTATTAACTCTATTAAAAGAGAGTTAGAGAATGTACAAGCTAATTTATCTCTTCAAGCTTATAAAGAGTTAGCTGATTTAAATAAAAAAGATAATAATATGTTCCTTCAAAAATCTCAAGATGCTTTATATCTTAAAGAGTATTATCAAAAATTTGATACTTTTCTTATTCCTATAGATACAAAAGAAGAGAATGACAATAAATTTGATAATAATGAAACTGTACAATCCTCTAAAGAATCCGATGAATCTTTAGAATTATATCTTACTCCTGATGAAGTATGCCCTTGTTGTCATGCATCAATGAATAATGTTAAAGATTACTATTATAATTCTTCTGAAAAAGATTATAAACAAATCTCAATTTTTAAATGTGATGTTTGTGATAAAAAGTATGTCACTTTTGAAGAATTAGAAAGTATTCAAAATAATATTGATCGTACAAATATTTCTCTTTATATGAATTATCATCATCTATTAGATATTCATAGTAAAATAACTTTACAGGTAAAAGGAACGACAACCAGTTGTATAAATAAAAAGCACACAACCTCGGATATAACTGTTCAAATTCCCGTGATATATGAATCAGGAGAGATAGGTTTTGAAATTTCACATGCTATGTATTGTCATCAATGTGATAGTTATATCATTTTAAAAAGTGATTTTGATAAAATAAATGGTGTTATTTTATGTAAAGTAATAGATGAAACTTTTGAAAGCAAACCTATATCTAATAAATTTGGGTTTGATGAAAAACAATCTGAATTATATCAACATGGATACAACGTTCAAAAGAAAAATCCATTATCAGATAAACAACGTCACTTTATATTATTATCATTATTAGATACAGGAATAATGAATTTAAATCAAATTTGTACACATTTAGATAAATTAGTACAGATTCATAAGAAAGACAATAACTTTGCATTAGCTATAAAGAAATGGAAACGTGATCGTGAGTTTATTACATCAAATTCCAAAGACTTTCCATCTTACATAGCTGATAAAATCGTATTAAAATTTAGTTGTCAAAAATCACTTGCACCTTATTAATTATACAACCCCACTTCATTTTAATTTAGAATGATGTGTGGTTCGTTCTCATTCCTTTTCCAATTCTTCAATCTCTTTTTTTAATTTTCTAATATATCGAATAATTCTTTTCATAAAATTCCTCCTGTGATATATTATTTCTCTTGTTGTATGAAACATTTATAAATCAATAAATATTTTTAAAAATTATCAGTATTTACATATCTGTTCTTTTGTGATATTATATTTTCCACTTATAATAAAATAAAAAGATAATAAGAGAGGATAGTAATAAATAAATGAAAAATTATTCAGAAAAAGAGTTAAATATAATTTGTAATAGCATCCGTAGAGAAATCAAAGAAGAAAATAGTTATCTCAATAACTCCATATATATGAATAGAGTGGATATAGTTCTGGATGTATTACAGCGGTTTGTTTTAAAAATACAAGAAGATAATAGAGCAGAAGAGTAGTAGTCTTCTACTATTGTTATTTTTATATAATAAAAAGAACCAGAGAAAATCTCTAGTTCTTTCCTAAAATAAAATTTATATGGGTCACAAGCCTACGAAAGATGGTAGGCTATATACATCTTTTTTATTCTTTACATTGAGAGTAATCAATCTTAATGCGTTCAAAATCCTTTGTATTAAGAAGAATGAATTTATTTGTATTATCAAAATAATCTTTAATAATTCTATTATCTTTATTAAACTCCTGATATCTTGATAATAGAATAAATGGTTCTCTTTCAAAATTTTCTGACTTTCTATATATACCTAGATAAGAAGTACCATCCTTCATATATATTCGTAAAAACATTCCAGTTTTTATAATATCGTCCCAAATATTTTCATTTGTACTTCTATAAATATGAAGTTTAATTAACTTATCATTAAACCAAGTTGTATGTAATACTTCCCCTAATATTAATGCAATAACAAATGTTATTACACAAAGTAAAATTACAACAATTGGACGATTTTCATATTTATTAGAAATAAACTGAAAAAATGTTATTTTATAAAAATTTTTCAATATGTAATTAATCACTACACACTTCATAATAAAATTTTTATAATTATCCTGTTTTACAAAACTTATCCAATAATAAGCGGATAAAAACATATATCCATAAACAATATTAGATATTAAATTTGGAATATTATCTATAAGGTGAACTACCCACGAGCTAAAGTTCGTTGGGATTCCTGTTTCATTGTCCTCGTAACCTACTAACTCCACAGGCGTAAATTCCGACAGTTCCTGCCGTACTAAATATTATTTATGCTACTTCCAATAATCTCAATCCTTCATTAAGAATATTTATTGCAGCGTTTATATCTCGATCATGAATAGTTCCACACTCAGGACAAATCCACTCTCTGACAGATAAATCCTTGGTATCCTTATTAACAAAACCACATATATTACAAGTTTGACTTGATGGTATATATCTACCAATTTTAATGTAGATTCTGTCATTCCATTCAGCCTTATATGCAAGCTGTCTTGTCAACTCGTACCATCCACAATCTAAAACAGCTTTAGCAAGATTATGATTCTTCATCATATTAGAAACTGCTAAATTTTCAGAAACTATCACTTGGTTTTCGTTGATGAGTTTATGAGATATTTTATGTAAGTTATCAATTCTAGTGTTACGAATCTTTTCATGTATTCTTGCTACTTTTATTCTCTGTTTGTTCCAATTCTTACTACCTTTGATTTTACGAGACAATTTTCTTTGCTCTTTTGCAAGTTTATTCTCATATTTCTTAGTGGTACGAATATTATCAAATTTTTCTCCATCAGAAGTGATAAGTAAATCCTTAATACCTAAGTCAATTCCGACAGAATTATCATTTTCTTTCATCGGCATATGTTCTGTTTCTATCAGTATAGATACAAAATATTTACCAGATGGAACTTGTGAAATGGTGGCTGATTTGATTTTTCCAACAAATTCTCTATGAATTTTTACTTTTACCCACTTAAGTTTTGGAAGTTTGATTCTGTTTTTCTTAAAAGAGACTTCGATGTTGTTGTTAGTAAAGTTAGTAGAATATGACTTTTTATGATCTCGTTTACTTTTAAACTTTGGATATCCAGCATGTTCTTTGAAAAATTTCTGATAAGCTGAATCCATGCTATAAATTGCATTTGTAAGAGCAAATTTATCAACTTCTTTTAACCATTTATACTCCTTTTTAAGAACTTGATTACAATAATTATTACAAGAAGTTTTATTCATAGATTCTTTTTTCATTTCATACAAATTTTTTCTATACCCAAGTGTCTGATTATAAACAAATCTGCAACATCCGAAAGTTTTTTGAATTTGTTCTATTTGTTGCTTATTTGGATATAATCTGTATTTGTAAGCTTTTAACATTTACTTATCACCTCCTCACTTATATATTCTCTGTTTTATACGGTTCTTTACCCATCAGCTAAAGCTAATGGGATTGCGAGTCTGTTCTTTTTAATATAATTTTCTCTATTATATATCTAAAAGGAAAAATACACCATACAGAACATTTTGTTCTTATTTGTTTTGTTCTATTTTTATCCAACAAACATCAGAATAGTAACTGACGCATGGTTTACCATGATTTTTGTTTACCCTGGAACATTCATTCAAAGCACATATAATAAGGCAATATATACTTTGGAGGAAGGGTGTTCTCTCTACACTTCTCAATATTTCATATGTTTCCCTCGTCACAGTGACGTATCGCATATTACTTAATCGTACATTGAGTTGGCTCGTGCGTTGCCACGAAATTTTCATTCGATTCACTGTTATAATAACAGAATAGTGGTTTCAACGAATTATTCCTCTAATTTAAAATTTCTAACATCTAAGAATCCTCATCTCCCTACATTGTTTATTATTCCATTTCTATAATATTCTCTGCGTGGATAGACCAAGTTAAAAGTAAACTGTAGCTAGGATTTTAGCTAATCCAGATTCTTAAATGCTTTTACTGCACCAATAGCTGTTAATACAGCAGGTACACCATTTGCAACACCAATGAATTTTGTAAGGACATTGATAGCATTAGTGGTACCATCTATAAATCCTTTAAATACATCAGAGCTAACTGCGGTTGTGGACAATTCTTGAAATGATGCTTTCATTTGTCCTATATGATATTCGATAGACTTCTGATAATTTGATAATTCTTTTTCAGCAGAACCTTCTGAACCAAATTCTGCTGTGTTGTAGGCTTGTTTAATAAGGTCGCTGTTGTTAAGGGCGGCTGCCAATGCGTTACCATTATTCTTGCCTCCCATTACATCAAGCAACTTGGCTTGGGTTTTATCAGAATATCCTGAAAAATTATCACCAATATCAGTGATGATTTTCATAATATCCTTATAACCTGTACCTTGCTTATTCATAATGTCATAACCGATAAGGTCTAAAATTTTATCTCTAGTATCTTCACTACGAAGTCTCATGGAAACTGTTTTCCACATATTACCTGTACGACTCGCATCTTGGGTGACAGAAAAAGTTCCTGTAATCAAGGCGATTGCCGATGAAAGGTCTGTATGAGCCGCATTAAATGATGAAGCACTTCGTTTTAACGCTTCGCCTAGTTGACTGGTATTGATAGGTTGAGTATTCGCTCAAAATTTGTTACTTCTTCTAAATAAATAGAAGAGGGTAGGTCATTTCTGCCTACCTCCCACGTTTCATTAATATTCGATTATAGCGTGGCGACTATGAATTAAATCATAGAAGTGTCTTTCGACAGATCGGACTGTATATTCATCCTATACTAATAGGAGGATAACTTAGGTAAATATCATTACTTCAATAAACCATCGCAGTCTCTACGGATTCTATAATATTTATTATGCAGAAGCTTTAAGATATTTTCTTATTTCTTCTACAGGTTGTTTTAAATATGGAGTAATAATTTGAGAATTTAATTTAAGTTTATTATCATGAAAAGAATAATTAAAAGAATTATAATCTGGTAAACTACCTTTATTTCTTATATATTCTAATATTAATGCTTCACATTTTTGAGGATATTTCTCTATATCTTTTTCCCAAAGATATAAAATTTCTACATTCAAATGATTTAATATATAAGTATGTTTTTGTTTATCATGTCTAATTGTTTTATATTGTATCTCATTCATAAGATACTTATTCTCTCCATATCTTAAAGGAGAAGAATGCCAATAATCACCCATTACTTCAATTATTAAATTATATTCTTTTAAAAAATTGTCCACAGAATAATATTTAATTGAAAATTCTCGCTCATAATTAATATTATTTTTATCTAATATAGAATTTATTTTTAGTTGTATTTTAGTGTCCAGTCTATTAGATTTTTTTAAAGTTTTTAATATTCGTTCTTTCATAAGAATTTTTTCTTCATCAGTTATAATTCTATTATGTAAAGAAGATTTTTCTTTAATATAATATTTACTTCTAAAGTTCCAATAGCATTTTTGTGAACAAAAATTATGATTGTCTCCAAATGAATTTTTTAAATTGAAATTATAAGGTATTACTTCTATTTCCTTTCCACAATTAGAACAATTTGTTTTTATACGATTATAGGATGGATTATTTTTTCCCAAGATAGCATTTTTCTTCTTAAATTCAAAATAACATTTATTGCAACAAAATAAATTATTACTTTTCTTATATACAGAAGCAACTATCTCCATATCCTTTTTACAATTAGAACAAGTAGATTTAATTATCATCTTTTTATTACCAATATGTAAAAATTTTATTAGTGATATTAATTTATCCAATTCAATATTGTGTTTCAACGCTAAATCATTAAGATATTTTTCTTTTTCAAAAATAATATCTTCTAATATTCTTTTTACAAAATCATCTTCATAATTTGGAATAATAGGAATTCCATTATGTCGTTTAATCCAATCACAATATTTACATCTTGAAGCTGTTCCATCTTTTTTAACAAGAGAATAATTAAAATATTTCTTATCTAAAGTTCTTTTACATGTTCTACAATATAAGACGGATTGTTCTAAATTCTCAAATGTTTGTTTTGTCATAATAACATCTCCTTTAAAATATTTATTTTCTATTCTTTTTTCTCATATAAAAATAAAAATCTAACGCTTCATGAAAAGTATTTGATTCTTTATACATCCAATATTCTCTATTATTTTTATCAATGTAACTTTTTCTATCAAATCCTAAAGAATAGAGATATTTTGATAATCTTTTATTATTTATTCTATAATTAAAATTTTCCATATTAAAAATATTATAGCCTTTCCTCGGTCTACGCTATCTCTAGCCTTTGACCGATATAGTTACCATCAATATGTACATAAAAACATGCACATAAAGCATATACATTACTGTATATGGAGGCAGTTACGTTTACCTCATTTATCCTATCTACGATACTACCAGCATCTTTCGCCTTTAATTTGAAACCCTGAAGTGTACTGATTAAGTTTTCTGACGCTGATTCTTGCGTCATATTATCTCCAACTTTTTGATAGAGAGTGGTCATGTCGGATAAATATTTACTATCTTGTAAATTATATCCTAACCTCGACCATGAAGCAGTACTACTAATAACATCGCTAATCGTAGCACCATACTTCTTAGCACTCTCCGCAGCTTCGTTCCAATAATCACTTAACTGACTTGTTGGAGCATCACTTACTTTGGTCAATTCGATTTTTGCCGCATCAACGTCTTTCACGGCATCCATCATCTGCGATGGAAGTTCCACCATAACATTCTGTAATGCAGCATAAACTCCTGTAAACTGAGCAATTTGCCCTAAAGCTTGTTTCGTGTCTGAAATCCATGATTTTCCTTCTTTTCCACTACTTTTAATCTCAGACTTAAAACTAGCTATTTGTTTTTTTAATTCAGAAGACCTACCAGATGTTAATTTAGTATTTTCTAATTCTGATACAATAGATTCATAATCAGGACTAAAATCTTTATGAGCTTTTGTATTTTCATTCCAATAACTTTTAAAATCATTCAACATTTTATTCTGCGATAACCTGTCCACAGGTTGCATCAATTTTTCATATTGTTTTGATGCACTCGTAGTTAACGTATTGAATTCTTTTAAGCTTGCGTTCATACTATCGAGATTAGCATTAGAACCTTTTGTAGATTCTGCATTAAAATTCGCAAGAGCTTGTTCAGCTTTATTAATTTTAGAAGCTAATTGATCGTAAGCATATTCACCTAGATTAGATTTTCCAGCAGAAGATATATTTGATTTTAAATTCCCGAAATTAGAATTTGTATTGTTGAATTTATTTTGGAGAGAATTATATTTTTTATAGAAACTGGAGGTATCTTTTTCTTGTTGTTGTACATATTTAGAAGCATCCTTAAAGGCATTTTCGGGTGTTATTTTATTAAAACTTTTCTGAATCTCATTTGATGTTTTCTGAATATTATCTCGAATTTTTTGTTGATTTTTGGAAAAGTCAACTGCACTAATTCCTTTTTGAATTCCAGTACCAATTTGTTGTCCTACTTTCACACCAATATTAGCACCAGAATTACTTCCAACACCTTTTAAAAGATTGTCTATTCCCTTGGCATCAAATTGAACTTGAACCTTTTTATTACTTAACTTGTTTATCTTTCGTTCATATTCATCTAATTTTTCAAATCCTTTCAAACTAGCTTGAATATTAACACTATAATCAGCCATATTTTTAAATCACCACCTTTTTAATAACAAAAAGAGAGGTGTATAAAATACAGCCTCTCAAATAGTTGAGTTATTCTTTAAAATATTAAAATTTTATAAAATATATATTTACATTTTTAATCATACATGTTATACTAAACAGGTCAAAGAAACTTTCACTCTTTGACTTTAAGTATTCTTTATCCTTTGAGAACAGTTGTACGTTGACTGTTCTCTATTTCACTTCCCAAATTGTGATGCAAAATTAGCTTTTGCAGTTTCAATAATCAATTTAAAAGCTTCTTCATCATACGAAGGGTCACCAACAACTCCATAAGTACCTGTCATGGTAGCACCTAAAACCTCTGCGCCACTAAAAGTACCATCAGAATAACTAATCTGATTCCCTTCATAACCTGCTTTTAAATATGCTGTGTCTCCACTTATTCTAGGTGGGTCAACTTTTTTTGAACCTTCTAATGTACCAGTTCTTGGTCTTTTAGGATTTCCTTGTCCATAAAAAGTAGCAAAAGAATAGTCAATAATGCTACCTGCGTCAGAATAAGTTTCTCTTATTGCACTAGCTAATTTTCTTTGACAATCTTTATGTATTTCTGATAATTTCATTTATTTTACCCTTTATAAACAAATGTTCCTAATTTACAGAATAATCCAAGTGCTGTATAATATAACAAGGAATACATGAGAGAGTATTGCGTGTGTACTCTCTACACGTCATGTATTCTACTGTATGTAACATGTCAATTTCGCAAAATCCTTTTTACAAAGGAGAAAGAGAGCGATAGTTCTTGGAAAAACTTCTAATATCTTGTGGGTTCTCCACGCTTTATTTCCCAGACACAAATTATTGCGGAAGGGAGGTGAAGAATGGCAGAACTACTATGCAACTTAGTTATGGAAATTTTGAAGAATATTCCTTGGCTGTTTGTATTCCTAATTGTACATACGATTTATGAACACCAACCAAAAAGCTTCGAAGTACAATTCAAAGACTTTATATTAAAGTCCAAACATTAATAATTTTATTTTTAATTCTTCATTATTTAATATCATCATTTAGAGTAGTTCCTGTACTCCCGTTGTTCCACCAGACGGGAGTATCTTTCTTTAACCTCTCATCACTAAAGTGACAAGTGTTCTCGCCTACTTCATAAATTAGAAACATTTTGTTATCAAATTATTTAATTACTTTAAAGTTATCTTTCTTACTTTCTAATTTTTTGATTTTTTCTTTTAACTCACGAATTTCTGAATTTTTAGCATCAACGATTTCCTTAGTTGCTTCATCCATGTTAAAAGAAGAAGCATCTTTAATCACATTAATAATATTCTCTGTTGAGAATTCAAATCCAGACTCAGAAATCTTATTGAAAATTTTCTGCGCCTTTTCTAAGTTCTCAGGTGTAAAAATTTCAAAATTCATTCGTGAAAAATTTTCAAAAGAATCAATAATAGTATCAGCCGCCATAACAATTTTATCTAAGTCAGGATTAGCGTGAAGATATTTTTGTTTCTCAAATTCTACTTTGTCTACAACATATTCTCTGATAATTTCCATCATGTTATAACATTCTCTAATACTGTCCTGAGTCTTCTTTTCTTCTTCATCATCCGTATCTTCAAATACTGGTTTTAAAATAAATACATTAACTAATTTTCTAAGGTCTTCATCATTGTAATAAGCAGCAAAAACACTTTCACCTTTTTCAAACTCAATACCATCAATAAAATTTCTAATAACAGCAGAAATTTCTCCTTCATCTTTATAATAAGGCGTATAATCCCCATCCATAAAATAGAAAGAAACTATGGTTTCGATAGCATTAATTCTGTCCTGAAGAGTGATAGATTCTTTAATTCTCATATTGTCTTTAAGCATAAAATAAAACTCCTTTTTATTATTTCTATAGATGTGTATTCTCTACAAAGTTTTGCACATCGTAACTATAATTAACTTTTTTCAATTTTGACTCTATGTATATTGCATTATGTTCTTCTAAGTCCTTGACATTAAAAGATTTTTTCTGAATTTCTTTTATCATATTATTGAAATCACATATCTCAATAAAATATGTATCATTATTTTTATTTCTAAAATTTACAATAAAACCTGCAATCAAATTATGTTTACTTGCTTCAGTTAATTCTTTAATTTGATTATCTCTGATACAAGAGAGTGAGAGAGAAGTGGACTTTGTACTTTTTAACTCTAAGCAATAAAACGTCCTTGAATTATCATCCCACATGATGTAGTCACACATATTATGTGAAGTAAAACGAGTATTTGACCCTTTCTCAAAACTAGCTGCATTATCCTTTAAGCGATATATCCATATATTCTCTAATTTATTAGCGGATTCTTTCCAACAATCTTCAAATTTTTTTCCTGCATTTTTAGATATAAAATCACACCTTTCTATAAAATATTTGTATCAAATCACAACCCATCTCATACAAATATTTTATTTTAACGACCCTCTATCAAATAAAGCAGAAGAGAGTCGTTATTTCTAAATTTTGTCAATGTGTTCCCATGTGTACATTTCCTTCTGAACCAATGAATGTACAAAGCTGTTTTTGCCTCCGTAATCTTCATAAGTTTTAATTAAACCTTCAAGAGTTTCCATTTCAATATCATTTATTTTCTTAATGTCGTGATAATAGCGATATGATTGCCCAATTTTGTCTTTTAATTCTGCCTGAACACGTCTGTTTTCCTTTTCTTCATTTTCCTTAAATCGTTTGTCTGTATTATCTTGCATTTCTGTAAGTTTTTTTTCAAGAGAATTGATTAATTTTGAAATATTTTCTTGAGAAGTAATTAATTCTTTTTGTATAGAAAAAGATTGTTCTCTATCGTGAATACGATTGTTTAAAAAAGAATCCATGTCTTCTTTATGTTTTTCTGATAATCTTTTTAATTCATTTGCTGTTTCAATAAGTAATTCGTGTTCATGTTTTTTTAAACGCATACTTTTTGTTTCAATTCCTAAAAAATCGAATAAAAACCATTGAAATAATTTAATACAGGTTTGAAGCCCTAGTAAAACAAGAAAAATAGTAATACCAAATGCTTTCCAGTCAATCTCAAATAATTGTTGTATTGAATCCATCCATGTAAAAATCCTTCCTTTATAAAGTATTTTTCTTTGGACGATTAGTCATCCAATCTGTATATGGCTTTTTTGTTTCTGCCTTTATAAAATAATAAGCCATGCGACCAGATTTTTTTTCAGAAGGAGCAATCCATATAGGTTGAATATTATATCTGGAAATATAAAAAATAACCTGTTTCATTTCTGTAATAGCAATAATACCATTTTCTCCAAAAGCTTCTTTAATTTCATCCAAAGAATCAAAAATTTGTTTTTTGATAACATTCACCTCAAATCATAATTTCGTAAAAAATAGGGAAGACATCAAAATTAGAAATATAGTTTAATGTCTTCCCTATTAATATTAACGATTAAACTACATTTCTATATTTTTTAAAGAGGTGTAACTATTCCTCGTCTTCAATTTCAACCATTTCAACAAAATTCTTATCTTTGTCCTCTAAAAGATCCAGTGTGATGGTCAGTTGAGCAGGATCTCCTTCACTAGACTGAGATAATTCAAAGTTTCTCTGTGCTTGTGCTTTGTAAGCGATAATTTTATATGGTGTTAATACATCATTTTCATCTTTTTCAACAGTGTTCATGCAGATGTAATATGCTTTTGGAAGTTTTGTATTATTGAAGGATAATTTATTAACTCCAGAAGTTTTTGTAACAATATATCCAACTTCATAAGATGTACCTTCAACAATATCGCCTGTATTTGTAGCAGTAAATGTATTGGTTGCATAATCACCCTTAATTTCAGTTCCTCCGAAATCATCTTCTGCATAAACAAATACTTTAGTAATTGTTCCATTATTTTCCTGAATATCTAATTTTCCACCTGTTGTACATGAAATTGTTTTCTTTACAGGATAAGAAGCAGTGGATTCAATAATTCCATCAGTCATTAATGCATAGAGCTTAAATGGAAGTACCTGTGCTTCAATTGTCATCGTACCTTCAATTGGATTTGCAAAACCAATTCTCTTTGTACCTTTAGCGTTTGCGAAAGTTGTTTCACCTGAAATGTTCTGAGTTGTGGTATTTGCTGTATCAAAGAATAAAAAAGGCTTCATTGTCTTAATATCTCTAATATCTACATCACAAACCTGTCTATTCGCTTTATTAATATTTGGCATATTCTTTCCTCCTATTTTCAAATTTTAATTTTTAGTTGCAAAACAAAAAGACCTATACAAAACAGGTCTTTAATCTTCATTGTTTAATTTCAGCCATCCCAAAACATCAAATTTATTCTCACTATCTCCCCATATCGAAACACTTCGTTTCATAAGTTCATAGTAATCTTCAATTTGTTGTTTCTGGAATTGGTCATATACTTGAAAAACTGTCAAATTACCTATGTCAATAAGATTTAAATTTTTACTATGTATAGATAAAGAAGATATAATATTCGCTAATTCAAAGCGTTTATCTTCTTTAGTCTCTTTTTCTTCTTCTAGATGCATCTTTGCATATAATTCAGCAGCTTTCTTATTTTTAAATTTCATTTTATTTTCTTTGTTATTTTTTCTTTTAACATTAACTCGTGAGAGAATAATGTCAGTAACAGCCGTATAATTTCCTGAAAATATAATCCCTGTTGGGACTTTTTCATCAAAATCATCAACTGTCCCGTCATATAAATAGAAGCAAGCATTTTTATGATTAAAAATAACATCTTCTACAAAGAAAAAATTAAAAGCTAAAGATAATATCTGAATAAAATATTCATCATTTTTTATAATATCAAGAATAGATAATTTAGATTTATCTTCTTCTGATAATTCAATATAATCGTTTTTTAATTGAGAAACCGTATCTTTTATCTCTTGATTATTAGGATAATTTTCAATATTTTTTTCTAACATAGAAAAGTAAGATGGAATATCCATAATAAGATAATCTATATATGTCAGATAAACAGAATAAGTAATTTTCTTAATTTCATTTATTGTAGGACTTTTAATACTGCCTATGTTTTGAATTTTAACTGGTTCTTCGGAAAGGAGAGTAAAATAATCTAATTGCATAAATTATTTAACCTCTTTAAATTTAAAATCATACGCATAGAATATAACTTTCCTGCCATAATATTTACTAGCAGGTGAAAATACATCTGTGTATTTAAATTCTAATTTCCCTATTCCAAATCTTTCAGAATCCCTTAAACATCGTTCCGCCATATCTGCCATAATATCAGCTCTTGTACCGGAATATCCTTTTTTAGAATATTTCATACATTCTTTATGACAATATGTCCATATCGTTAGCTGTAAACATTTAACAGTATGAGTAGGGACTGTAGGAACAGTAACTTCAAAACATATATAAGGTAATACTTCTGTCTGTGTTTCATCTACATATAAATAGGGAAACATCTGACTATATAATAGTTCATCCACTTGTTCTTCTGTATAATTCTTTCCTAATAACACTTCACAAATTTCAGGAGAATCAAGTAATAGACCAGAAATCCTACCTTTATACAATCCTATATCTTTTAAAAATGATTCTGTCAATTGACCACCCCCCTAGAATGAATCTGTGATTTCAACGTCTTGTGTGCCAAGACATTTATCTGATTGATAGATACATAATGTAAAAGTTTCTCCAATTAAATTTTCATCTTCAATTTTTATTTGAATTGTATCTCCATTTACAACGGATGGAACTTTAAAATCTGATTTGATTTTCCATTCGAAATCAGTTGTAATAAATTCATTGTTTTGTGTAAAATTAACTGACCATGTTTTCTTTCTGTTACATCTGATTGTATTACCACCAGAGATTGTGGTGATGATATTTGAATCTGGTTCTGAAGAAGTATTATCTTTATCTGGATTTTCTGATGGGGTAGTAGGAGTAAGAGAGATGTAGTCACAAATCCACGCTTCTGTATCATTATCTAATTTTACTAATTTATCTTTTTCAGGATTAAAGTGTTCATATGAAAGAGTAATTGTAAAAACTCCACCTTTGTCAAAGTATCTATAGTCTGAAATAAATCCTTTTTTATTTGTTAATCTATAGGTGTCAGGTGGATAATTTCCTTCAAAATCAACGATAAACCGTTTTTCTCTATTTAATTTCTTAGTAAAATCATCTACAGGCAAAGTAATACCATATTGATAATCACCAACAGTAATTGTGGAATTTCCTGTTTCTCCCATACTATATTTAGTATAATCTTCTGAATATCCCCATCGTTCAATAATTGCACCAGTAGTATGGTCTTGCCATCTTAATAAAATTTCACACAGATACATATATCCACGATTCCATGCTTTATCATCAGAATCTAATAATGTAATCATCCAAATTTGATTATTCCATTTTACATAATCGCCAAGTTTTATAATATCTTCATGTCTTGATTTAATTTTCTTTTTATATGTATTTCCATCGGTATCCTTAATAATCATAAGTTGCATAGGGGTATTATTTACTAAAACATCATGTGTATCAAATGTATCCTCAAAATGTTTATTTCCATTTCGGTTTACTTTTGCTAATTCTCTTTCTCGCTTATTTTTAGTAGTATAAGCATTTTGTAATTTCATAAAATATTCAATATTCATATTAACTATCCTCATATTGAGAATAATTGATAAACTGTTTTAATTCATTAGTTTTTCTATCCCTATTTTTATAATCATCTATTTTAATATCGACATTATTTTCTAATTTTATAATAAAATTTTTATAACTTGACCTTTCGTTTGCTGGTGAAAATACACTTAAATCAGATGGAGTAAAATTAATCTCCATAGCATGGAGTAACGCTTCATCCCTCTTCATATAATAAAGAAACATCAATTCCACAATCAATTTTATTTCTTTAGGCACTAATTTAAAATTAATCTCTTCGATATCTTCGTTATAATCTGAAAAATCAACATCTAATCCAGACAGACAAGAGAGTTCATCAAGAGACTCACATAAATAATTTTTTGCACGATTTTCAGCAATTTCTTTTGCTTCTTCAACATCAACATTATAATAATTGAAAAAATCTGCATCTTTTTCTATACGGTCATAAAATTTTTTTAAAATTTTTTTAAAAGAAGTAGTTTCAGGAGACATATGACACCTCCTAATTACTAAGCCTTTTTCGGTGGTCTACCCGGCTTTCTACCTGTTTTAGTAGTAGAAGTGGTATTTATAGACTCACTTTTCTTCTCAGAAACATTTTCTATTTCTAATTTTTGAGCTGACATTTGTAAGATTAATTTTTTCATTTCTGTTAACTGTCTTTCAAGTTCTTCAACCTTTTTATCACTAACATGAATATCAGCATCATCTATAGAAATATTAGACTTAATCTGATTATTAAATAATTCTCTAGTACGAGTATCAATGACATTTGCCATATCTAATGTAAGTTTATATCCTTCATATTTCAGTTTTTGAAATTGACCACGTACTCTATCAAAATCAGAAAGAGAAGTAATAGAAATAATTTTACGAAGTCCTTCTTTTGAAGGATGTAAAAGAATTTCTCTAATTTCTCTTAATTTTAAAACTTTATCTTTATCAATACGAAGCTCCGTATACAATTCATCTTCAATATCATCAGGGAATTCTAACATTCCTGTTCTAAAAGCCGTACTATTATTAGCATATCGAATTTCATCTAATGAAAGTGGAATAGTAGTAGGGTGTTCATCAGAAGCACCTTCGAATAATAAAGATTTATTGGGCGCAATGTTAATACAAACGCAATTATCATTATAATTTAAAACTGAAATATGTTTCATTTCATGAATACTAATAATAAATTCCTCCTAATATTAGGAGGGCGTTTGCACACCCTCCTCAAATTTTATAAAATTAAATTTTTATTGCACAAAAAAAAGACTACTCAGATAAAGTAACCTTTGCAAAGTTTTCAATATTTGTAAGCATAAATCCATATGTAAAATCTTTTAACATAACATGGATTTTTTCACTCTGATTATTCATATCCTGATATGTATGAATTTCTCCCTTCATATCAAGATTTCCAATTTTATCTGCTACACCGTAAATACGCTGGTTTGGAAGTAATAAAGAACCAGTACCTGTTTTCTTTGCACCAGAAATACCAGCAATATTAATACCATCATAATTTTTCACAATTCCATATCTATTAAAATCATTCTTCATAGAATCGCTCATATACTGTGCAAAGTTTGGCATACGTCTAATTGCCTGAGCATATTTATTTAAAGTAATGATAACATTATCACTACCTCTATCATTAAGATATAAAGATAACTGATCCATTGCTTCAAGTGTAGGTGTTTTACCAGTAACAGGAATTAACTGGTCTCCACCAGTTACAGCTGCATCAGCCATAGATAATGCATCAAAGAATAATGCATTCTGACAAGCTTCTTTCATAAAAGTAGTAAGAGTAGCAATTGATTTAAAACCATTTCTCCGCAGATCAACATAACTTAAATCAGTTTCAACCTGACGATTCTTCCATGTAGGTTTTAATACAGAAATATCAATGTATGAACGATCTACAGTACCCCCTTTTGCTGCCTCATGTGCAACTAAAGTATTCTTTGGATCTTTATGACCTTCATAATCGTCAAACTCTCCAATGGAGCCTCTTTCAAAAATCTGGTCTAAAAGTTCATCAGGAGCATTATATACTTCTTCGTTCACTGTTCTATTGATAAATTCAGCAATAGTACATTCTGGGTCTTTTCCCGTCTTTCCAATTTCTTTTGCCCATGCATCAGAAATTTCAGCAATTTCTTTTTCTTCTGCATTTAAATTACGCTTATATTCTACTTTTTCGGCAACGTCAAAGAGAACACCCTCTTTACCCATAATATCTTTAATTTCGCTTGTAATAGCCATATGTAAAATCCTCCTTATCTTATGAATTTGTTACTGCATCTGATTCAACACGAATCATAATGAGTTTGTGTCCATTATCATTAAAATCTTTTTCATATACATATTTAGATGACACAGAACTAGCTGTTGCTTTCTGCCATTTACCATCTGCTCCCACAGATACAGCAGTTCCATCTGCAAGAGTAGAAGCAAAATCCTCTGCTTTAAACTGGTCTGTTGCAAATTTTTCACCATCTGTATATCTTTCTAATCCTAAAAACTCACCTTTTGCAATGTTTACGAAATCTTCATCGTAATCAGAAATATCAGTTTTTGCGGCATTAATTCCAGTTGGAATACGTTCTTTTGTTGCAACATAAATATTTGTTGCGGTTTCTTCTGTTGGTAATTTAACAGTAGATGCATCTTTAATTACAACTCCCATACCTGTTACAAGTGGAGCCTCTGCTTTATGCATTGTATCTTTTGGCTGTGCGCCATTACGTCTAATATCTCGAATCATTCTATTTCCTCCTATTTTCTTGATAAAAAGTTTTTCATAAAAGTACTTGGACTTTCATCTACATCGTTTGTTTCTAAACTTGCTGTTGCTGGGATAGGATTTTCTTCTTTTTCGGCAACAGATGGTTCTTCCTTGTCAAAAGAAGCAATATATCTTTCTGCAATTAAACTATTAATGGCATTCTCATTTCTTGCTTCAATTAATTCTGCAATCTCAGCTTTTGCAATTTCTTTCTCAGTAAAAAGTCCACCTTTAAGTAAATTCTTCTTATAAGTTTCCTTTTCTTCTGCGATTTCAGCTTCGATTTTTTCCTGTTCAGCCTTTTCAACCTGTTCTTTATAAGGTGTTAATTCTGAAATTTGAACATTAAGCTTTCCAATTTTTTCACCAGCAGAAATAACTGCTTTGTCTTTAATCTCAAGCTCTGCTGTTAAAGTCTGGATTTTCTCATCTTTCTCTGCAAGAACCGTATTTATCTCAGAAACAGAAACAGTAAGTTTTACATTCTGTGGTTCAGAAACAGTTACTTCATCATTTTCGACAGAATATGTAAATAACTTATAATCTAGTTCTGTTGGTGCATCGTCAGATTTAAACCAAACAGTATGTTCTTCTGGAAACCAAAAAGAGATATACCCCCAATACTTAGTTGCATCTCGACATGCTTTACTAATTTTTCTAAATAAATCATTATCTGTTAAAGACGCTGTTTCTGGTTCTTCTACAACTGTTTCTTCAGATTTGTCTTCTGCTGTATTTGGTTCATCAGGAGATGTTACATTTTCAGTAGTATCCTGTGTTTCTTCTGCTGTATTTACAGAATCAATAATTTCATTTTCTGCATTTTCAACAGGGTTTTTCTTTGTCTTTTCAGCCAAATCAATATCCTCCTTTTCATTAAAATTTTCTAAGTTGTCTATAGTTTTATTTGAAATATCGGCAATAAGAGCAGAAGATAATTCATCGTCTAATTCTGCATACTCCAAAACACCAGCTCCAGGTACACATGGAGTTTTTAATGTGCCAAGAATACAGTTACCGATAAATTCAAATGTTTTATATATTTTGTTTATTCCATCTTGAATAACTTCAAAAGCAGTTAATTCCCATGAACTGCTAATATTTCCATCGTCCCATAATTTATCAAATACTTTAAAATATTCAGGAAAACGAGAAGTCCATAATTTAGTTTTAATCAAGATACATTTTGGTGTACCTTCGTAACCTTCCACTTCTCGTTCTTCAATCCATGAATCAACCACACTTCCAATGGCAATGGTGTCAAAATGGCTTTCCTTTTTTCCATCTTTTGTTTTTTCAATTGTTAATTCATGTCCACCAAAATCAATAGGTTGACCTAAAATATTTTTTTTTAATTTTGCAACAATTGGATATCCAATTATTGTTTTATGATATTTTTCGCCTGATTCTTCTGGTATGATTCTATTTGCTAAATCAGGTTCATCTAAGACACTAATTAAAAAGATAGCTTCTTTATAATTGGTATAAGATGCTATAGATATGGGGCGACTTTCTAGGACAATTCGCTCATTATCCATTAGATCACCTCGTTTTTGACAAAAATAAAAAGACTGTTTGGCAGTCTTAATCTACTTTGGATTGTTGATAGTTTTTATCATATTCCTGCTTTGAATCATTTGTAGAACCTTCTGGTCTACCACCTAAAGAATCTTCATTCCCAGAAGAATTATAAGAAGTAGGATGAGGAACGAAAATTTCATTAATTCCTGAATCTTGTTCATCTATCCTACGTTCCATTTCATCATTAAAATTCATATCTAATGTTTCGTATGCTGTACGGAACGAACAATTTAACTTAGAATATAAAAATTCCGCTAAATCTTTTTTCATTTCAAATTCTAATAATTCTGCATCAAGGATATGAGGAGTAGGACAGTATTCAATAGGAATATTTTCTTCGATTAAAACAACCTCATACCATCTTTGTAAAATTACTTCTTGTCTTTCAGCAATTTTATTAAGTGTACGCATAAGTTGTTTAATAGATACATTTGCCGTACTGACGGTTTGTTGTCCATCTGTATTAAGAAAAGAAATCCCCAATGCAGATGTAACACGAGAACGATATTGTTTTACTGTACTTTCATTGGTCAAATCAACACTAGGTTCTACATACATAATTTTTTCAACACATGGAGGTGGAGTATAAACAACTGTAGGATTTCCCCATGCAGCCATAAGACATGTGTGTGCGTAAGCCATGTCTTCTAGTCCTTTTTTCTCATAAGAACTTCCCATTGTTTCTTTTCTCATAATTTGAGCTATGATTTTTTTAGCTTTAGCTTTAGCGTTCACTGAATCAGATTTGTCACAATTATCTAACATAATCTTAGGTTTCAATGCTTTGAATACAGGTGATACACCATAAGCTCTACCAAGATTTCCAAAACGATTTACACCAGTACGTCTAATATCAAGAACTGCATATTTTTCTTTGCTGATATAAGCATCAATAACTTCTTTGGGATAATTATTTTTTACTTCGTCTGAAGTATTTTTAAAAAATAATGGTTTATTCTTTTTGTTTTTTAATGTAGATTTTTGCAATCTATTTGATAGCTCAGTTGTATCAATTAAAACATATGGAATTCCATTAAGAGAATAATCAGAAATAATAGCAACACCAAGAGGGTACTTATCAATTACATGATGATATATTCCTTTTGACTGTTTTGAACGAAGATATTGAATACAATTACCTTCGTCATAAGTAGAAGTAATAGCAGTGGTCATTATATCGTTAATATTAACTTCTTTATGAAAACGCTTTATAATACCTTCAGCTTTTTCTTTTAATTCTTTATCATAATCTTTTGGCAAATTATCAAAAGAAAATTTAACATTTGCATTTAGATTTGCTTCAACAGTTTCATGAACTTTTCCAATAATATCATCTTCATTTTCTGCTTGTCTTACTAAAGTATTGATTTTCTGTATTTTACTAATATCACTCTGAGCATTTAAAGCTAATTCTTTAATTGTATCTAATGTTGTATCAGAATTTAAAGAACTAGAAGCTTCATTAAAACGTACAGAATATTGACGACCACCTTGTTCAAAGCTTTGAAGTGCATCATACATCCAACTTTCAGATTGCTTTTGTATAGTTTCTGCTGTAGCAAGGATGGTTTCCTCATCGTCATTATCTTTTACATCTGAAGCAATGACAAGTTTATAATCTTTGTCAGGATTATCTACATATTCAGTTTTTTCTGATTTTGACATGTTTCACCATCCTTTCTAAAATGAAACTGAAGACGCACAGATAGGAGCAGAAGAGTAATCAATTTGTGGTTCTGAAACAATAATTTGTTTTCTACGAAGTTCATATAATCTATGAGCTAACATTATTAATACATAGAATCTATCATCATGCATTGTGTTTTCTTTATCTTTTGCTAATGCATATGTTTTTGTGGTTTTTTCTGCATTTTCATATTTATAAATAGATGTTGTTTCTGTTTTCATTAAATCTATATTAACTAATGCAACAATTTCATCTTCTGTTAATTGATAGTGTCCGATTTTTTCTTCTTCTTCGTTATTTTCAGATACTGAAATAAATTCTTGTTTATACTCATATGGAAATTTTATAACCCCTAGATTCATTAACTCAATAAATTCATCTACCATTTGAGTTCTATATTTTTTAGGACTAATTAATTTTAATTTATTTACGGCATTTGGATATCTTTCTTTATATCCAGCGTAAATATCATGTGATTCATCAATAAGTCCCCTGTGAACTCTTCCATCATTCCCTGTCCAATCATTTAATAATCCATCAGCGTAAGCCGCAACGCCAGCTCCTCCAGCTCCCTGATCAATTAATAAACAATCTATATTTACATAATCATTATATTGTCCATTATATAAAGCAATATAATTTCTGATTTCTTCCAATTGTCTATTTGAATCAAGTTTATATCCCTTCTTACTCGCAGAGTCAACCATGTTTACACAATTTACGATTTCTCCAATATATCCATAATTGGGATCATTAATAATCCTCATTGCTCCTAAGATAGAATTATCAAAAGTACGAGCAGGGTCTAAGGCTAATGTAATCTTTGTATCTTTTTTATAAGAAAGTTGAGGTATCCAAAAGGTTTCATTTCTACGAATTGTACCCCATTTAACAATTTGATTAACACCTCCATCACGAGTAGGTTGATTATAATATTCTCTTAATGCTTTCTCTCTATTTGCTTTCATAGCAGAGTCTACTTTATCTTGAGTAAGAAGAGGGGTGTATGGCTTACCATTCATAAAAGTTTTAATAGCGGTATCACAAATCATATCTGCTACAAAATAATCTCTATCGCCAGCAATCATTTTCTTTGTGAAATTTTTATAATGACTATAAAACATTTTGCTCATATCGTCTTGAGAAGAAGCGTATACTAATTGGGTAGGACATTTTCTTTTTAATGTATCAGGATTAAAACCTTCATCAACAGATGTTACGAATTCTGTATTTTGTGTTGCGAATGCTTCACAAACTGCAATTAATTCATCACTACTAAAAGCTGCTTCATCAAAAAATACAAGCGTAGCTCTGCGAGATCTGTTATTATCAGGTTTACCATTCAATGTAAATATTTCACTACCATTAAAAAATTCGACATGGAATGACTCTGGATTATGTTGAAATCCTGTTTTATTATTTGGAGTTTTTCGAGTTTCCTTTTCCACAATATCTTTTAGAGAACGAATAGAAGCAGCCGTTTTACCAATTCTAAGAACAATTTCTTCAATTTTTGAAAAAGTTTCTTTAGATTGGTTACCAACAGAAGAAACAATATATATTGCTTGATTTTCATAAAGAATAGCTTTTAGAATCATAAATATCGCCCCCAGGAAAGACTTCCCGAAGTTACGACTACAACACCAGAGTACATGTGGTTTATTCCAACTTTGTTGCAAAATATATTTCTGAGAATCAATTAATTTTATGCCAAGTAATTCTTCACATGCAATGCATGGATTACGTCTATAAAAAGCAATACTTTCAGAATCTAATTCGCAAATTCGCCTTTTGCGTTCTGACATAATTTTATGATATGCCATTATGAACCCTTTTCTATAATTGCATTTAATTCATCTATTTTAATTAAGAGTAGGCGAATTTCCTCTTTTTTTTTATCTAATTCTTGATTTAATTCATCTATCAACTTTAATTGGGTTTCGTAGATTTCTTTTTTATCATTTTCATCAAAAATACAATGATCCAACATAGCTTTCTGAGAAATCTCAACAGCCCATCGAGTCCCCTTGCTCTTTAATTGGTCATAGTAGTCTGATTCAGCTTTATCAAAATCTTTTTCCCTTAAATCACGCATAAGATATGTTAAAGTAGATTTTCCAGCATCTTTATTGGATCTATTTTTTACAGAAATTTCATTTTCTTTTGCAATTTTATCATTACTCTGAACAAGTTTATTTTTAATATCACTTAAAGTTTTTATACTTTCCGCATCTTTCAAAGGGTCTAAACGTGCCATCTTTTTATCGCATGTATCTATTTGAAAATTATTTTTTATAATTTGCAATATCTGCGATAATTTATAAGCATCCTCAACATTGTCATCATCTTCCAAGTAAGGAGATAAAGAATTAAACAAAAATTTTCTATTTTCTTCTGGATAATCTTCAAATGGATCATATCCAATTACTTCAATAGCATATTTCATATTTTGTTTATCTTCTTTAGACCATTTTATTATCTTTTTTTTAATACCTAAGTCAATAATATCGTTATTTGGATTATCTTGTGATAAATTAAATAATTCTTGATATTTGTTTATAATCACACTTTTTTCAGCAACAGTGCGATTATTATTTTGATGCATATGTCCTTCTTTTTCTGCATCTGCCCAATTTCGTTGACGATCTTGGCGCATTGCTATAAGAGTAAAATATTTTTGTAATATTTCTTTCCCACGATATTTTAATGCATCTTCATCCATATAACTATTTTCTTTAAGTAATGATTCTTCACTACTAGCAAGTAAATCATAATATAATGGCTTATCTATCTGCATCAAAAGACTTTTAAATTTAATATAATTTATTGTGTTATCATCATTTAAGACAGAAGTTTTACAACAATCCTTACATACAGGAATTCTTTTATCCAATGAGTACATTGGACTATATGACAAATAGAAGTCTACTAGATTTTTATTTTTTTTACAACAAGTGCAGACCTTTTTTCCTTTTTGTTTATTAGCTGGCGTTGCACCAGTTTTCTTAGTAGGCAAAACGCCACCTCCTTCATTTTTATACAAAAGAAGAGTGAGAGAGTAGTGCGAGTATCTACTATACTAAAGTCCATGACCTCTTTAGTTTCTCACTCATTCCAACCAGTCACGTTCCACTGACAGAACACCAAACACCATTGTACCCACAACTTGTTTATGACCATATATCTTTATTCTCTTTTTTAAACAACAAAAAAGAAGAGTAGAAAATCCACTCTTCTTGATAATTCAATATTCGTTTTTAATTGTTAGATATAATCTTTATTTATATATTACAAATCATGCATAGCACTTCTAAAATACTGGAATCGACCCTGTACTTTAGCGGCACTTGTCGTACCAGAATTGCAATATTGTAAGAATTCTTCATTATTTTCATAACCAGCTAAGAAATCATCCAACCAATTAAAATATTTCTCAAATGATTTGTTATCTTTGATCATACGATACATACCATAAATACATAAAGGCATAAGTAATTTAGGCATTTTCGTATCTTTTTCAAAATGGTTGCCAAGTCTATTTAATCCTTCTGATATTTTATCCATTTTTTCATATTGGTTATCAGGTTCTTCTTTGAATTTTTCACTGTAATATTGTGCGAATTTTCTCTTTTCTCCAGCCGTAAAGCTCTTGAGTTCTCTATCTTTATTTGAATCAATCATCATAAGAGATTCAATAATAATATCTACGTCAACAGAATCATTAAGCTGTTTTTCCGTAAGAACATTATTAAAAAACAGATTTTCTACCATAGAAGAAATTATATCAATAAGTTCCACTGACATAAAAGTAGTTAATTTCTGTGTACTGTTAAGTGGTTTTCCATTATTAATACGAGAAAATAACTCTATAATATCTTTATCTGTAGCATCTCGAAGTTCACATAGAACTATTTCTGCGCCAGATATTTCTTCCTTTACAACGGGGTCAAGTTCAGAAAATTTCTTTCCTGATAACTTTCTAGGAACACCGTCTATTTCTATGTCATCTAATGTAGAAAGAGTAAATTCATCATTTGTATAATCTTTAATGGTGCTTAATCTTTGTAAACCATCAATCACTCGTTTTGGTTCTCCTTCTTTAACAACGAGATAAATAGGATTAGTTGGATAGTGTTTTAATAAAGAATCTATTAATAAAGATTTCTGTTTCTTTGTCCAGACACCTTCTCGTCTTTGTAACTTATGTTTAAATGATATTTTTCCCTTTTTTATGTCATTCATTGCAGAATGTACTACACGAGGTCTTGTTGTTGTTTCCATTTCTCACATCCTCCTTACCAAAAAATACTAATTTTAATATTTTTACAATATCATATTTTAATATTTTTGTAAACAGCGAAGAATGAGAGAATATGATGAGTGGTGTTGAAAGGGTATGTTAGGAGAAAGTTTTATAAGTCAGCCAAAGAAGATTGTTTAACCTTCTTAATTCCATCTGCCCCAAAGTACTTTTCAAATTCTTCATCCACTTCAATATCTTTGTATAACCCTACCATATCTAACGAAGACCAACCGATAATCATTTGAATTACATTATCTGGGAGTCCACTACGGGCACAATTCGTTGTAAAATAATGCCTCAGGCTATGCCAATAAAACGGAATATCTAATATTTTACTAAATGTTTCAGCCCAACTATCCAATGTATCTGTAGAAATTTGCTCATCAACATATTTATTCCCTACTTTTTTAGGGAATAACCATTCAGAAGTAATATTATTTTCCTCTCTATATTTAAGCCACAAATCTAAATATGGTTTAAATGGCTTTACTAATGTATATACAATAAGTTGTTTTCCTCTTGATCCTCTACCCTTAGTAGTGATAGTTTCGGGAGTTTTATATAATGAACCATAAATAATATTGTTATCATCAAAATATGAAACTTTAAAACGTGGTAATTCACTTTTACGTCTTCCATTATTCATAGCCATACTTAGCATACATGCTTTATCGTACTGCTTTTTTTCAACAAGATAATCTAATAAGCCTTGTAATTGTTCTTCTGTGAATACAGTTTTCTTTAACACCTTTTCATTTGTTGGATTTTCTATTTTACGAATAATTGGGCGAAATCCTTCATATTCATCATCTAACATATTTTCAACATAATTACTAAGAGATGAGAGAGTAGACTTAACTCTTTTTATCCTTGCAGGACTCCATTTTAATTCAGTCAAGCAATAACTTTGATACTTAGAAATTTCACGTTTGGATAAATTAATAAAGAATTTGTTGTTGCATTTTTCTAATAGATATACCCAAAAAATATTAAGATCATGAGCATATGCATCAATTGTTGATTTTGCTCTGTCTACTGATACAAGATAATCTAAAAAGTCATTTCCTAATTCAACATTATCTGGATTAACTTGCTGTAATTTTTCTGGTGTCGTTAAAACATTATATTGTACAGTTCTTCCTGCCATTTGCTCACTTCCTTTCAATAAAAATCATTTAATAACACGCCAATTTGGACTTGAACCAAAATCTAAAGAGTTGGAGTCTTTAATGCTTGCCATTTACACCATTGACGTAGAGAAAGAGTAGGAACTTCACCTACTCCTACAAATCCCATTAGTTAGCGCGATAGAAACGTACCCTATACGTGAGTTTCACTAACGAAGACAAGACAGAATAAAAATATTCTACAGAATGTATATTCTCCAACAACATTCAGACAATATACCAAACGCAACACACTGTACTCGAAACAGATGCCAGATGGCACACATTGATTAGCGGTCAAGCCCCAGACCTTCTGAGTTTATGTTGCATATAAAAAAAGGACTTACATAAAATCATGCAAGTCCCTAAATAAATAACTGTCTGCATCCTCGATTACATTTTTCTCCGTAGACTTAATTCTTATCTCCACATATCAGGTTATGTGTTCCGAGAATAAAAATGTATTTATTTTAAATATCTAATTCCTGAACAAGTTTGCGAAATTTATTTAAATTATCTTCATTATTACTTGTGATACAATAAGAGGTATATTTCCCATCGTGGCTACCAGAAAAAGTTAACACTTTTAAGTCAGAGATCTCAATTTCATCATCCATTCCATCTGAATATTCACAATCCTTACAATCACAATTTCCATCACATTCACAAATAGCAGAAACATCACCATCTTCACATTTATACGAATCATCATGAATATCAAATTCAATAATCTCTTCTGCATCATGGATATAAGTTAGAATCTTAGAATTTGCATCAGAATCAATATATAAAATTTTATCATAAAAATTCAAATATCCTTTTTCTCTCTTTGCTCTTTCGCACCAAATGCATCCTATATCATCAATAGTGATAACGAATTCATCTTTATATCCAGTTAGTTCATAACTTTCTAATTCAATATTATTTAATGTAAATCCATGAAAAATTAATTCTTCAATAATTTCTTTCGCTTTATCATGGAATGTTAAAATAGAAACTTCATAAAATTCATTTTTTTGTGAAGAATCATGATATTTCTGAGCAATATCTAAACATAAATCTTCAATATCAGAATAAAAATTAGTTTTCAAATGGTCATCTCCTTATCTAACAGCATCTTTTAATGTTTTACTGATTTTAAATTTAGGTTTTCTATGAGCAGGAATGTTAACTGGCTGACCAGTTTTTGGATTCTTACCAATACGTTCCTCAACATCTGCCGTTTCAAAAGCACCTAATCCAACGATAGGGATTCTTTCACCTTTGATTAATCCTTCTGTAATTGCCTCTGTAAAAGCTTTTAATACTTCTTCTACAGTTGCTTTACTAATCCCATCTGTTTTTTCTGCTGTCGCAGCAATATATTCTTTTTTATTCATAATTTTTTAATTCCTTTCAAATTTTAAACAATAAAATAAGAGAGCAGTTAGACACTAACTACTCTCAAATTTGATTTTTATTTCTTGATGACTGGAAACTACCCTATATTTTTAATTTAACGAAACAATCTTCGTTTTATTTTCAATCAAATTACCATTTTTATCTTGACAAATAACTGCAAATCCTTCTTTCTGAGGTTTTGTTAATTTGCCATCCATATAATTCATTTTATCAACATTTGCAAAAGCACCTTGTTCAAGAAGCCTTACATAACCACGCTTTGAGTCGCCAATCATATGGGTATGAGCCATCACAACACAGTCAAACCCATCTCTATCAGTATCTTGTAAATAATCCTTTGCTTTCTCAGCAGTAGCGAGAATTGCTTGTCTATATGCCAATGGATGAACAAACCAAGTTTTACCAATTTTACATTTCCAATCATCGACATACTGAATATCAATATCTTCAAAAATATTTACAAGTGGTTCATACCAAACTTTTGATTTACTACGTTTATCATAATGCTTAAATCCATCTACAAAAATTAACTCCAAAGATGTATCTGGCATAAGTTCCAAAATATCTGTATCTAAATTCTTTGCAAAATAATTAGCAAATCGCCTGTCATGATTACCATAATTACATACAACTTTCTTAGGATGAATGTATTCAATCAAATCAATAAGATATTGTCTACCTTGAATCATTTCTTCTATTGGGGAAATTCTATATTGTTTTGAAAAGCGTGAGAGTGCCTGACAATCTACAACATCTCCATTGATTTGCAAAATATCAACTCCACGATAATCTTTTAACAATTCATATGATAACTGAAATGGAACATGTAAGTCAGAAATAGAAAGGATAGTAGTAGCTACACCTTCAAATCCGTTAATATAATTATCATATTCTAAATATCCAACAGCTTGTTTTCTAAGTTGGTCTGGTGTGATAGATAATCCAAGCATATCTCGGATTTCAACCCAATCCATATCTGTTTCTCTACGTTTCTTTGCAAGACAACATCTTAGTTTCCACTCAAAATCCGTTTCATTATCTAATTTCTGTAAATCAGTTATAACTACACCAACTCTCTTTATTCAACTTCATCTGGAAGTTCAATAGTAATTTTGAAGTTAATTGTATCAATTTCATCTGGGATTTCATCAATAACTTCCTGAGAAATATCTTCTCCAGTATCAGTATCTACAAGGCGTAAATCTTTTACAGAAATATTCTTTAACTGAATATTTTTCTTGGCTGGTGTTGTTTTACTTTCTGTATTACTAATTTTAATCATATATATAAAAACTCCTTTTCAATTAACTAAAAATAGAAGAGTAGTAGATACTCTTCTTATATAATTTCGTCTAAACTTGTAATAATTTTACTACATAATCCATATTTAATTGCTTCATTTGCATCAATATACCAATCGGTAATGAAATTTTCATAAAATACATCTTCGGGTATATTCGTTCTCGATAACACAAATTTACCAAGATTCTCAATTTCTTTTTGATAATTTGTAATTGCTGAAACAACAATATCATATGTACCCTCAAATGATCCAGCTCCTTGATGAATTAGAAATTGAGCATTTGGAAGAGTTAGCCTTTCATGGCATGAAAGATAAATAAAACAAGCTGCGCTTGCTGCCATACCACAATTGATACCAATTACTTTTGTTTCTGACAAAGCAATAGTGTCAACTAACATATTATTTATATTTAAGTCGCCACCTGGCGAAAAGAACAATAATTTTATTGGTTTTCTATCTTCCTTTTTTTATACCAGCCAATTTATCATCTCTATTCCATTGCATAATATATTTCGCATATTCAATAGAATAATCATTGATTTCATTATCAATCCACAAAATTCTATCTTCAAAATTTTTATAAAAAGTTAATAATTCTGGACTTGGTAATTGCATATTTTCTACGTTTTCTGGAATAGCAATATCAAGATATGCTGTAGTTACTTTCTTTTTATTTGTCATAAATTTAAAATACCTCAGTTTTCATAATATTTTATAGCGAAATTTTTGTTCCTTTATTAACCACACAAACATTTGTAGTCATGCTTTTATTTGCGATTTCTCTTTTCAAATCTTGCGAAAATTCAACTTTTCCTTCCATTTCTCCATGCAGAAGATAAATCTTTTCTGTATGAATAGAAGAGTAGTATTTTAATAATTCATCTCTTTGCATATGACCTGAAAGACTTCGTACATTTACAATCTGTGCTTTGTTTTTCACCTGTGTGCCATTAATCGAAATGGTTTTCTGGTCACTGAAATTTTTGATTTTATATCCAAGCGTGTTTTCTCCGCAATAACCACTCAAAATTAAACAATCATTACTATGAGGAAGTAACTCTTTCGCCCATCTAACAGAACGTCCGCTTTGCAACATTCCACCAGAACTCAATATTAAGATATTCTTCATGTTTTCCATAGCATATCTACTGTCTTCTGGAGTTACAATTCTTTTTAGATTCTTCCATGCAAGCATTTCATCGAATTTTTCTTTTGCTTCACCTTCTAATACTTCACTGTATCTGTCAAGAAGTCTGTTTGTTAGTGGACTATCAACTAACACTTTTGTTGTAAAATTTTTATCGTCTTTAAACATCTGATAAATAAGCCATAGTACAACGGGACACTTATCAAGACTAAATACAGGCATAAGAACTCGCCTTTTATAATCTCCGCAAAATTGTTGAATAACCGATTTGATTTTTTCTAAATCTTTATTAATTATTTTCTGTGTTATTTGTTTATTATTTCTTGCACCGTATGTAGTTTCTCCGAATACATAGTTTGCAGATTTTACAGGTTCAAATTCCTGGACAAATGGTTTTAAATCCTGAATCTTTGTATTTCCGAGATCACTTGTGAATAATAATTTGGTACAATGATTCTTGATTTTTATAAATAATTCACATTGTACTGCGCCAAAAATATGACCAGAATATGTATATCTAATAGATATATTTTCATCTAATTCGTGAATTTCCCCAACATCATATTCTTCAATAAGAGATACAGATTTCTCTACATCATCAATATTATATAAAGGTTTAAACACTTTATCTGAATACTGAGAAGATAATGTTTCACAATCACGAATAGTAATGTTGGCAGAGTCTAACCACATTTCCTTTAATATACCAGTAGTATTTTTGCCTGTAATAATTCTTATGTTTGGATTCTGTTTAACTAATGCAGGGATATTACCACCATGATCATAGTGCATGAAATGTCCACCAATTATCATGTCAACATCTTTTGCTTTAATTTTAGATATTTGTTCTTTGTTTAATCTATAATTATCAAGAATAGTGTGTCCTTCTTGAATTCCACCAAATTCAAAGAGAATTGTCCTATCTAAAAACTTAATGATTGTACATGATCCCGTTACGGAACATCCATTATTAAGAAAACTTATATTTATTTCTTTCTTTTTCTTTCCGATGGTAATGTACCACCTTTCTTATATATTTTGTCATTCGACAATATTTTTTCTGATTTCGCTTAATGCATTTAGATTATAATTACTCTCTGTCAAATAATAAGTTTTCCTTTTATAATGACAAGAGCAAGTGCGAGTGATTCCACCAAATTCTTTAAATGGAATTTCATATTTTACATTAAGTATTTGCGCTTCATTTTTTGTGATTTTTACCAAAAATCATGACATCCTTTCGTTTAATATTTCTCCAAAATAGGAGAGAAACGTACAGGGTAGGATTTGAACCTACGGACGGGATTAACCGTCAAATGTTTTCAAGACATTCGCAATAAACCTAACTCTGCCACCTATACAAGATAATAGTTGAATAATTGTATCAAAAGTTATATAATTGTAAGAAAATACATAAGGAGGTACATAAAAATGTATGACACACGATTAGACCTTAGCCAAATTAAAGATTTATCTGATTATATTGCTAGAAGAAAAGCTACAAGTCTTACACAACCATTAGAAACTGATAAATTTATAGAAGATTATATGAAAACATATTCAGATGTTCTTACAAAATTACTGGATTTAAACAAATAATGTTATAAATTGATTTTATTTTTTATTTTAATTTCTCTAATAGTTCTATCAAAAAGGTGTTGTGTTTCTGCTAAAGTAAACCCTTCATATGAAAGAAGCTCTAAAATTTTATTTTTAATTTTATCTTCGTTTTCATTCATATAAGGTATTTCGTCTTTTTCTACATACATGATTTCACCAACTTTCTATTTTTAATATAAGGGGTATTGTATAATACCCCTTATATTTATTAAATGGATTTTAAGCAAAACTCGTAAAATACTTATAAACAGTACATATTAGCCACTTTTACATGAAGGCAAATGTCATAATATGTAGGAGATATGAAGTATATGATATGTACATATTACGAAAGGTGAACAGGTGAGAGCTGTTTAAGTGCTTATTAATAAATTAAATATGAGTGTCTTGTTAGGTGATATCTGTTCACTTGAGAGGAGAGCAGGAACAGGACTTGAACCTGTGTGCATAGCTTATGAGGCTATCGTGGAAACCATCTCCAACGTATCCTGCTATAATATTTATAAGGGCGAGATAGGGAGAATACCTTATAATTCTCTTTAGCAGTCTAACTGACTGACCCGTAATATGCAAGTTTTTTGTTTTTTTATTCTTCCCTAAAGCTTACTTATCCCAAAATCAAAAAACACCCGTTCTATGGGTGTTTTTCAGTTTTAAAAAGTGTCTTGGGGGAATTTTTTACTGAATTTTTATTGCTTTAAGTGTTTACTAGGTCTAAAACTAACATATTTAACATTTGGAATAACAGTATCATCTTTTGAATTAGAAATTGCGCCAATGTACGCCTTTCTCAAATATAAAGAAAATGTTCCTAGACCACCAATTTTAACTTTTTCTCCAACTTTAACTCCATTTTGAATTTCTTTAATAAAGCAATTCACTATGTACTCAATATCTTTTTTAGTATATAATTTATTATTTTTATTCCAAATCAGTTCAATAATTTCAGATTTTGTTATGATTATCACATCCTTTTTTATTCTCTACCTAAAGCTTACTTATCCCAAAATTAAAAAACATGGGAAGTTCCCACTAAATTTGATTTTGAAAATTGCTTTGGGGGATTTTTTTGCTGAATTTTCGGTTATATATTATGATTTCACCATCTTTATTTTCAATCAAATAAGTATTTATACGATCATATTGTTCTAAAATCTTTGTCAATGTGTCATTCTTATAACTAAACAAAATATAAAACAATAAATTCTTAATAGAAGAATTCTTCTTCATATCCAAGTGATACAAAAGTCGATACATGGTATGCTCATTAATTTTCATCCTATTAATTTCGTACAATAAATCTTCCTTTGCATTTACAATATGAATATGTTTTTCCTCGTTTGTCAAATAAGAATTCTGAGCAATTATCTTATTATAAGCACAAGTATTAGTTGCCATTTCAATAATTCTTTTTATTTGTGATTTATAAACTTTATTCCTATCAAAATCTCTTGGCTTAAAAATATCTACTAATGGTATAAAATCACTTCCTTTTGATTTACTGGCACGTTTTGTCCCGATGCAAATATGAAGTAAATCCATACTCGTGTTATATTTCTGATAATCTTTTCGATCAATATTTTTATAATTCTTCGTATCTGCAATAAATCCTAAGAAGAAAGGCATCTTTTTTCTACCGTCTGACATAGTTAATAGATTCTCATATTTTTTTCTCATCCTTTTTAATTCAGCAGTAGTATCTACAGGATATTCTTTTTTCGCCTTGTCAATTTCTATATTAGAAAGTACATCTAGCTGACATACATCATAATAAATTTCCTTAATATATTCATATTGACTTTCTACGGATTCTCCAGATTTTGCAACCATATCCCATAAAAGAGAGTTTAATTCCTGAGACAAATTAACAATTTCTCCAATTTTATTGTTACTTGTCTTATCATCTAAGTCTGCTAAATCATCAAATGTATAGTGACGTTTTGATTTTGGTGGATTGATGTTGCGAGTAGGCACTTTAAAAAACTCATAATTCTTTTTAGCTGCGTTAATCAAAATGGAATTATTTGTAATTAATAGTGTATCGCTGTCAAAATCTGCACCTGATAATCTTTCTAAAATATTCTCATTTATACTATTTATACAAATTATATTAAATGTGAGATTGAAATATTTATCAATCAAATCACAAGCAATATTTTTTGAAAGTAAAATATTTCCAATAGTTACATGAGGAGATCGACTTCCTAAAATATCCGTCTCGTAATCATATCGGGTATTATGTACTGTTCCTACAGGAAGGATAGAAGCACCATTAAACTTTCCAATAGATTGCAATAACATTTCATATGGATTACCTAAAAGGGTGGCATATGTACCATCTAATAATACATGTCCTTTTTTCATATTCTTTAGATAAGAACTGCACAGATTTTTCTTAAAATCATAGTAAATGCGTGTTTTATCAAAATTACAATCGTAATTTAATAATTTGTAAACAATCTCATTTTTATCCTTCATGACATTATCTGTTTCAAGTTCAGAGTCTTCTTTAAATTTTAAATGATATCTCATAACATCAACATCCGTATTAAGAAGATTAATATAATCCAACCCATCCTGAACAATCTCTTGTAGTTCTTCTTTAGACAATTGAAGAGTATTTAATAATTGATAATGCGCCTGAACCATACGTCCATTGAAATAATGCGTATCTTTATCATATTTCACAACACCAAAATAAGGATAGATATGCGTAAACCAATCTTCCAAATTCCCAAATTTAAAATATTTGATGCTAGAAGGAGTAGTAATAAGCTTAATATCTTTTATATCCGTTGCTATAGTCTTACCATTTAACTGAGAAATTTCAGTAATGTTATTATCCTTGAAGAATTTTTGAACATTCGTATTAAAACAACAAGATTTAAAGAACTTGTTTCTTAATAGTAACATCCCTTTCGAGGAATATTTATCCATCAATGAAATATCAATAAGAGATTGTCCATCCCAAATAGAATTTGAAATTTTCATATTTTTTTCTTCTGTCTTTAACCAACCATCCTCTCCTAAATCTGTACATACAGCATCTTCATAAAAAACACTATCCCAATCATCAACCACTAAGAAATTTTCTGGCTTAATATCAATGATATCAATAATGCTACTTGTAGGTAAAGAAATATATGCTTCAAAAGCAGCAATATCTAATTCATCACCAATTTGAACATCTAAGCCACATTGCTCAGACTTATGCATATCAGGATACAATCGTTTATCAATAAAAAGACATTTTCCTACTCTGGCTGATCCGCTGGAACGCTTAAACCTACAATAATTGATTCCATTACAAATAAATCCATTTTTATAGCACCATTCCCGTAACTGTTTGGCTGTCTTAACAGTTTTTATCGTTCCATTTAATTTATAAGTGTAAGTCAATGTTTTTTCATCATATTCACATGAAAAAAAAGAGGGTAGAAGAGTAATATCTATTGAATTATAGAATGGTTCATCTATTTTAATCGCAACTAGAATAATAACACCATCTTCATCAACATCTACAGCATAACCGTTTTCTAATGAATAATCTCTTAAATTATAACCATTCCTAACATATGTATTTTTAGCAACTTTATTGAATTCTTTCACAGCATATTTGAAAGTTACGTTGATTACTTTTGAAGAGAACTCCTTACCCTTAGAGGTAAAGGATAAAGAGTCTTTCTTTCCGTAAACAGATTTTGCCACTTCTCGTAACTCAATTAAATCTAAACTATAATCAAAAGCATTGATGTATTTTCTAAAATTATCTGTCCCATCTTTTTTTGTGAGTTTATACCCATAAGGTACATTATGGATATAATTATTAGACAAATATAAGTCTTTGGCATCAACAGATGGAATATAAATTGCATTACTCATCAGTAGATTCCTCCATAACTCTATAACCATATCTTTGAATATTTTTAAATATTAAATACATTGCTTCTTTAATAGAATCTATAAGAGTATTCTCTTCTAAGAATTCATTGGTTCTTAAATGAATTTTCTCAGAAGTAAATTTATTATTGAATATTTTCTGATCTATACTAATTACTTTTTCATTACTAATGGGATTATAATAAAAACTTGCTTTCCAAAAATTATTCTTGCAATTATTAATCCTATCTACAAGTTTTAATCCAGCATTATTTTCTTTTACAAAAGAATTAATTAGTGGTTCACAAGCATTAACTTTCTTGTTAAAATCTTCAATAGTACAATATAATCGTTCATTATAAACACAATCACCATAAATGTATATTTTAAAATAAAGTCTATTATCGAAATCAGTGTGATATTTCTCTATTTCAAATTGAAGACCTATATCCATATACTTTTTTACATATGATATAAACAAATTATATTCATCTGTATTAAAAAGTTCTTCTAAGAACTCATTATTCTTAATTAAGGTTTCTTCTAGTGTTATTTTTCTATTTATTTCATCAACTGATAACTTTTCGAGCGTCATATCATTAAATAAAGATTTTTTCGTTGTATCATCTGCTATAATAACACTATAGGAATAATTATTGACTCTTACTTTATAAGGATTTTCTTTTTCAAAATCAGATAACTCTTTTTCAAAACGGAATAACTTTTCTTTAAAATCCTTCACATAATTATATTTCTTCTTTAATTTTTGAACTTCCTTTTCTGAAAAATTTATATTCTTTTTATCAAATACTGTTTTCTGAAAAATTATTTTTGGGTATCCAGATAATTTATCAATATCACAATAATTATCATCCAGTGAAGAAAATAATCTATTAAAAATAATATGATTTGTTTTTAAATTCAATCTAATACCAGCAATATATGTTCTTCCTCTAATATGTTCTAAATCAAAATAGATATCGTCTTCATTTGGTAAATCATAAACTTGTCTGACATCATCTACAACTCTTTTATTTATCATATCTAAAACCATTTGTTTCAAATACAATACACATTGTTTCCTTTTAATAATCTCATAACATGAAACCATATCATCATATACCATTTTTGAAATACTATTTAAAATGGTTTCGCCATCACCAGAATTACGTTGTACTTCTTGCCAAAACCAATCTAGTTGTTCAATTCTAGCCTTATAATTAAGAATTTTTTGTCTGGTTAATTCTTTTTTTATTTTAGCAATAGTATTAGCATATAAATCTCTTTTTACATAAGGTTTTGAATAACATGTCCCATCATGATATAGATATTTAAAAATAGGAATTTCTGTCAAGTCTGCTTTAGATGTGTATTCTTTAACATTAACTTCTACAACATCATTCCCTAAATAATCCCATTTGCAAAAATAATCATCGCTAGTTTTTCTATTGGTGAAAAACATTTCAAAATAAATTATCTTACCAGAAGTAGTATGAACCGTAATATCTGGTTTGTATTTCCCAAATGGCGTATCATACATTTTTTCAATTTCAATTGAATCAACTTCAAAAAGTTCATCATTAATATAAAATCTACTTCCAGATTCAAATAGCCAATGTTTACAAAAAAAATGTAACTGACTTTCTTTTGTACATTTTCCTGTCTTATGATAATAATGAGATTGTTCTTTATTACTATCTAAAGCTCTAGGCTTAACAATTCCTCCACAACATGGACAATAATAATCTTTATTTTTATCAGCTTTTTTCACATGAATAAGATTCGCAAATTTATCATCACTATCATAAGCAACGATCAATTGTGGCAAATATTCAAAAATATCCATTTAATTCCTCCTTTGATAATCAAAATTTCTTCAACTAAAATTCATTTACCCCTACACTAATATTCTCCATCACCATCCATTCCAAATTCTTTAATCTCATATCCCAACCAGCCAATCAACCACTTGATACCTTGAATACATTCTAAATGAACCAGATCGCCACCATTATTTTCTAAATACTCTTCACCCTCATATATAAATTCTCCACATACATCACAACGTAATAAATGTTTCCCCTCATAATATGGACATCCAACTATATGATTTTCATGTTGACAAATCTCACATCTCATTAAGCCACCTCATTATCATAAATTCTCTCATAAGCAAATCCATCATTAGTCGTATAATAGATATGTTTTATACCTAAATCTTTAATAGCAGCCATACAAGAAGGACAAGGCTTACATATACCAATCAGTTCATCTTTTCTAATACGATAGATATATAACTTAACCTTTGAAAAATTGATATTCATATGCCTGATTGCATTTAAACAGTTAATTTCAGCATGGAGTTTTGGTAGAAGAGAAGAGCAAAGAGAAATATCTTTATTTCTAAAAATATTATAATGCGCCTGTATAGGATGTGTTTTTTCAAGATTACAACCAATTCCAATTATTTGCCCCTGGTACACAGCAACACAACCGATATGTACTTTTTTATAATCTGAAAGTAATGCGACTTTTCTAGCTTTTTTAAAAAATTTCATATCAGTCTTTGTCATGTAATCGTTCATCTTCAAACATCTCATTCCCTTTATCAAAGCATTTCAGCATATATACTATTCTCTCAATATAGTAATTGAAAAATCCCTCATTATATTTTTCTTCAACGAATTTAACAATAACAGTTTTGATTGTACCTTTATCACCTTCAAGATAATATGTATCAATTTTATCTAAGAAATCTATATCATTTCTGGTAAGATATAAATTTACTCCATATTTATTGTTCTCTTTTATAAAATTGTAACTACAATAAATGGAATATCCATCCTTTAACTCAAATTTAATTACATATCCTTTGTTTCTATATCTCATAATTATTCATTCTCCTTCTGTTTGTTATTTCTTTTATATCGAATATTATTTTTACACTGTCTATCAAATCGCCAATCACTCATGATAGCATTGGCAATAGAAGATAGGTAATGCTGCCCTAAATTGTTATAATTTGTGTCAAACTCCGCAAGACTTTTAATACTACAAGCTCCTCTAGTTTCAAAAATTTCATCTGTCATATTTTTCTTAAAATCCTTTCTTTATGTGTTTTAATTTCATTTATGTTTCAGTTTGTTGTGAAAATTATTTCATGGTTATATTTTGATAATACTGGTTAATAATTACACATATATATTCTCTAAAAGTTTTATTTGTCTGGATATTTCATCTTTATAATCATAATCCCGATCAATGATATGATTATCTCCATGTTTCTTGAAGTGTCTATAATCAGCAAATACTTTTGAAGTAGTAATAAACTTTTCTTCTCCATTGTTTGTATATTTTCTTCTCTTCATCGGAACATACTTAATAATATTTAATGCATCCAAAACTTCTACTACACGACTCACATATCTCTCAGATATTCCTATTTCATCAGAAATGGTTTTGTATTGACGATAGCAGCAAAGTGGTTTATCACTTGAACGATTTATATTTAGTCTGATATAAGCCAACACCAATAAGATATAAGCTGATGACATACGAGATAAATCTATATCAGAGTATTGTAATTCTTCCTTATAATTCAAAATTGCTTCTAATTCATCAAAATAAATTATTGCAAATTTATCTGGTATATCAAATTTCTCTATATTTAATTCTACTTTTAAATACTCTATGGAATTTTTATGTTCAGATATAAGCGATTCAAAATCGGGATGTTTAGTAAAATAATTCATGTGGGAGAGTAGTAGTAATGTTTTATAATACTTTTGATTGATTTTACCATCTCTATAGTTTGGTTTGAGTTTTGACCAGTGGCAAAGCTCAGTAATTGAGAATGCCACTGAATCATCAAGTGAACGTCTTGCACATAAATATGAAAAGATAATCACTCGTTTGTCCGTAAGAGATGTATCATAAATTATTTCTTTTGGGATCTTTACATAATTAGGCAAGTTAATTCACCTCGTCTAATTAATCATCAAGCATACTCATTTTTAGAGTTTTCTTTTTTGGAAGTTTATAATTGTATTTTTCAACAAATAATTTTGCATATTTTAAAGATGTTTTATTTGTACGAATATCGGATTCTGCATCTTTTTTAATATCTCTAATATTTTCACGAGATAAAACTTCCACAATACGCTTTCTATCAAATTTATCATAGTAGGTTTCATAAAAATCAAACATTCCACGAATAAAACTCCACTGTAATGATAATGAATCTCCATTAAAACAAGATTTAATAATATCCATACATTCGACAAAACAATTAACCTTGTCTGCTTTATTATATTCTTTATAAACAGTTAATAATTTTGCAGGGCATCCAATTCTAAAATCGCTACCAATTTCTTCACCATAAATATCTAATTTATATCCAATTGATTTTAAACAATTGTAAAAATCCTGTTCATCTTTATGTTTTTCATATGTACCATTAATCTGAGCAGTTAATGTGCGTTTTCTTGATTGTCCACGTCTCTTGGTACTCTCATCACTGAACCAATCATTTTCTTCTTGTTCAGTTAATCCATATCTTAATTCACATTCAACTGTTGTATATCCACGTTTTTTCAGAATAGCAATAGTATGTTGTCCATCACATACTTTCATAGTTCCATCTTCCCTAACACTCACAAGAACGATACTAACTTTACTTTCATCAAAAATACCATCCTTACTGTTTTCTTCTACAAAGTCCATGTTAATATCTCTTTGGTAACTGAGCGTAGAATCTAATTTATCAATTGGAACTCTTTTTCTTTCAACTTTTTTCGCCATTTTTTTCTGAGTTGTTCCTGTTGTTTTTAATACGTCTTTTAATTTCATAAAATTATTCCTCCATTTTAAGTGTTGTATTTTTTGCTAATTCAATAGCTGCTAATAATTTCTCTACATTTTTTTTCGCATTTTTAATACATTCATCCAATTCTGATTTGGTTACACGATTTTCCATGTCATTTAAAATGCTTACAAAGCCATCATAATACATATCAAAATCCGCATTCATACATTCAATAATGGAAACCTTATAGTCCCAAATAGAATCGAGATATTCTTTTGTTTTCTCTGTTTTAAGATCTTCACATATTTGTTTCACTTCCTCACTAACTTTACTTTTAGGTGATTGGATTTGGGAAGTAGATGGAATTTCATTTTTGACTTCTTCTTTTTTATTCTCTTTCTTTCCAGTTAATTCCTTATATCCTGCGTTGATGCTCTTTTCACCTGAAAGAACTTCTTGTTTTAGTTTCTCATTGTCTGAGTTGAGAATCTTTGCCCCCATACGGTAAGTCTCTTTTCCAACACCAGCAAGTTTGGAAAGTTTTTTGGTTGTATCAACTGATTCAATAGGGTTTACCAATTTTGGTAAAGGCTTTTTATCTTGTCCTACACCATAATTATTCCCTGCATTTACTAAATTCTCTTTCGCCTGTTTCTCATAAATAGGTCTATACTTTTCAGTAATGGCAATTTTCTGGATAGGCGTAAGATTACGGCGACCAAGCTGAATATCCAACATCCATTCCATAACTTCTTCTTTTGTCTTATATGCAAGTGTACCGATAACAGGTTCTATGTTATGTTTTTTACAAATATCATATCGGTTATGACCATCTACGATAAAACCTTGCCATTCCATAATAGGAAAGTTTCCATCAAAACCATTTTCTACAATATTTTTTTCAAGTTGCTTATATTCCTCACTTGTAAGAGGGGGAAGTAAGTCTCTCAATTCTGGGTCAATTTTTAATTCTCTCAATTTTGTACTCCTTTTATATTATTTAACATTGTGGCAAATTTACCATAAAGTTTATTTGTTATATTTATACATTCTCTAAATCAATTCTCATACAATCAATATCATCACCTCAAATTCTTTAGTATAGTAAAGTGATAAAGAAAAACCCGTTTAGGTACATATATATGTACCTAAAAGTATATTTTTTCTTCATTTGGGTACATATATATAGTCAGTTTGTGCAGTCAATATCCATATAGACTCATATATATCAAGAGAAGAATATTTACACTTCGTGTATTTTGTTTGATTTTATTTTGTGAAATCATTTTCATTTCAAATATTATTTGGGTACATTTATAATTTAATTTCTTTTAAATTAATTTTTCGTATCAAAAATAGTTGATACTACAAAATTCTCTTTTGGTGTTGCTAAGTTATATTTCTCTAAAAGATTATCTACTAATTGCTCAAATAGAATTCTTACTCTACGATTATGTTCTATTGCATCTAATGGATAACATGTTTCAAGATGATTTTCATAACAATAATCATCTACAATCTGATTAACTTCCACATCAGGATATCTATTTTCTAATTCTCTATATAAGTTCTTGTATAATTCTTTATAAGAGATTTCAAAATAATCTGCCAATGCTTGATATTTTGTAAACATTTTAGAAGACCAGTATGTATATCGTTTCTTTGGTAATGCTTTTTGAGTAATATTATTATTCTCTAACATGTCTATTCTTGATTCTAATGAATTAAATACATTATCAATCTTTTGTACAAGAGTATTTACGTTTTGCACCAAAGCTTGAATATCATTATTTCTTTCTTGTAATTTAGTGGTAGCAATCTTTAATCCTTACTCACAAGCGATAAAATAATCTCTTGCTTGCTCATGTTTCTCAGTGTTACCTGTCATTGAGAGCTTCTTTGCAAATTCAGATGTAAGTTTATAATCTGTTTTTGGTCTACCACCTAATTTGAAGTTTTCGTTGCTCACTACGAAAACTATATAATCTTCATTTTCAGTGGCAAATTTATTTCTAGTGATATTTCTTCTACACCAGGATGCAAAATTACTTGGATTCAATTCTAAAAAAGCATATAACTTACTTGCTGTTGTCATTCCGTCTGAATCAATCTGTAATGCAATTTCAATAGGTGTCTTATTAGATGTTGATGGTGTGATAGTAGTAGTTGTGTCATTTTTGTTGTCTTTTAATTTTCTCATAGTGGTTAATCTCCTTTATTGTTTAATTAGTGAAAATATTTTTTCTTCTGACGCAACATTATATTCTCCAAAAGACATATCAAATATCTTTGTGGTTATTTTCATTCTTAATAAAGCCATGATGTGCCGATCAGAAACATTTTGATATGATTAATTTAATTTCATAATCAAAATCTCTTAGTTGTGTATTCTCTTTGTGGGATTGTGAATAGGTACAAGTTTCTATTCTCTTTATTTATTATCTTTTTGAAAAAGTGTTGTTGGATTTTAGAAAAGAGAATGTTATATGTTTATACATTTTGAGATTGGGTATGGGATATATTAAAAGATTCTCTATCTGAGATTGTTAGATGAAATTTAAGCTATTTGTGCTAGAATCAATTTTATATGTTTAAAGGATAAATTGCTTATGTAAAAAGTAAAATGGATTTTAGAACTGATTTTTGCCGATTTAGTTAAGGGATATATGAGAAGTGAAAAGGCAGAAAGAAAATGCAATATATCTTCAATCTGCCTTTGAGAAAATTATTATTGAATTATAGAGTGTAAACTTCTGGAATTAAATCTAGTAATGGTGTTTCCGTTACAGTAAAAAACGGATATTCTTTTTGTGGTTGAATGTCAAGTGTTTTAAAAACTTTAATCTGAGGATATTGTCCGGTTTTACAATTATGTTTCCACCAATATACTTTTTGAACATTCATTGTTCCTGCTGGTCTCATAGCGGCAGCATCCCCTTCAAAAAGAGTAATTAGTGCTTGATGTATTTTTTCAGCATCTTCTTCTGTGAAATTATTTTTTTCTGCTAATTGACAGTAAATGGAACCATAAGTAACGTAAGCAGCTTTATGCACCATATAACGATAAAAGTAACTTGCGCTATCCTTACGTCCATCTTCTGTTTCATTTAAGTTTGTAGATTTAACATTTGTAATTTCTTGAACATCAATAACATCTAAGCTTGTAGCACTCCATAAAGACATACACCCTCTGACATTAGTAGATGAATTATTACCACCTCCCTTAAAAGGGAATATTTGTCCAAATGTCCTGACATCTATCCATTTTTTACAAGTAGAATCATACATTTTTTTAAAATTAGGTTTTTTATTTTTATATTCATTTTTAAAATCATCAAAATTTAAGATTCTTTCTTTTAAACTCTTATAACCGTCATCAATTCTACTATCTTCTTGAACAAATATTTCTTCACCCATATCTTGTAAACGATTTCTTATTTTTCTTTTTAAACAAACATCTGAGATTTCACCATGTCCATCATATAATACTCGTGGATACCATGATATTGATGGATCACCATTAGGATTTGCTCCATCAACAGAAATAATAACACAAAAATCTATTCTATTCTGTAATGGATTCATCTTTTGTCATCTCCTTTATAAAAAATGTATATTTAACGAGAACCTCAACATATTCTGGCATATTTTGTTTATCATCCCAGTTTTCAAGAGTTCTTAATGGAATGTAATAAGCTCTGGATAGTCCAATACGAGAATAATTTAATCTCGTTCTTATATCTTGAAGAGATTCTTTTGAATATTCATATATTTTTCTCAAGATAGCAGTAACGGTTTCAATATTAAAGTTGTCCATCCAGTCCTGCCAACCTCGTTCTGAGATATATAATTCTAAAGAGTCATATGTTTTTGCTTCACCATATAATTTTGTAAATAAGTCATAAGTAATCATTCATTAATCCTCCATTCACCATAAAATCCAAATTTACCAAAACTAGCTGTTGTTACGTCATCTTCTGATGCTTCAATTCCATACCAAGGTAGATAAGCAATATCATTACATCCATCTTTTACAGAAATAGAAACTGGAACTTGTGTGTAACATAATCCTTTATTAGCTTCTTCTATAGCTTCTTCTAATGTACCAGTGAATTCAAAATTTCCTGTGCCTGTACCATAATCAATATAATAAGTGTTTTTCTCGTCTAATGTTGTCATTATAAAAACCTCCTTTTTATTTTTAAATTAATAATACCACCTTCTAGGTGGTTTTGTAAAGAGAAATTTTTATATTTTTGTAATGTATGGACTATATCAAAATATTTCTTACCCTAGATTAGCTGAGAATTTTAACGCTATTTTGGCTAGAATGGATTTTAGTATAAGAAAGGGTAAGTTGTAAGGGTAAGAGTTAAAATTGATTTTATGGTCATTTTTTGGAGATTTAAGCTAAGGATATTTACAAATGAATTTTTGTAATAGTGTGAGATGAGATTATTTAAGATGTGGAAGAGTAGAAGAGGGATATGATGGATGAATGATAATTGAATAAAAGATCATTTAGATATTCCAGATATGGGTGTAATGAATATTATGTTACCCTGGATTACGAGAGTATTTTTGAGTTTTTAGGGGTGAAATTGGATTTTAATGCATAAGACGATAAGTTACAAGTAAAATGAATAGAATTGATTTTAGG